TGAGTTCTTGACTCTTGAAAAATCCGTATGTCTTTTCTCCGATGCGTATCTTGTTCGGCTCGGTCGTGGAGAACCGATACCCGGCTTGCAGCAATGTGAACGACAAGTTCTTGCTCGGCTTCCTCACGCTAGGTGGTCGAACCTTACTATGCTGCTTGACTCCACACTTCTTCCGCTTGCAGTAGGAGAAAAAGTTCCGATACCCCTTGTGTACACGAGCGATGCACTCCTGCACCGCCTGTGACGGCAATCCTTCAACCATCTTTGATGTGCGCCGGGTTGGGTTTTTCTTCGCCTTGGCAATGTGATTGGAGAGTTGGTAGGCGCTCAATGTCTTTCCCGTCAGCTTGTAGTAGCCGTTGAACATCTTCACCGCATAGTTGCGCACGATGCCGAAGCGGTAGATGAGTTCCTTCAACTCACCTCGCTTGGCATTCGAGTACAACTTGTAGCGGTAGACTTTCATACGGTTCGTATTATATCAAATCTTTTATTCTGATTTCAAGTGCATTTGCTCGCTTTCTTCCCAACCCTAAAGGGATTTGGCTTTCCTGCTCGCTTTTGTAAGAGAACTCCGTTACGGATGCCATGCAGGGGACATGTACTCCTACCTTCATTCCTTGGCGGATAGGATTGAAGCAGCTCATGCCGCAGGAGTTATCAAGGCAATGGACGAATTTATGCATGGGTAGTGTGATTATTTGGCAATCGGTAGGAGACAATTGTAGATGAGAATCAGCGGATTTGTCTAGACTTGTGAATCTAATGGCTTCAAAGACAATAAGGAGAGTTTTTTATGACAGAGACACGTAGGCTTGAACTTGAAGAAAAACTAAACATCGCTGAGGCTAGCGGAGATCCGGCGCAGATTGCTGCAATTAAGAAGACTATTGAGCAGGAGTATCGTATTTGCACTTCCCATACCGCAGACAGACTGAAACGGGTAGAGTCTACTGTCAATGAAATCAAGGAAGGGCTAATCCCGGCGGAAATGTTTGGAGAATTGAAGGATGGTCTTTCACATTTAACCACTACTGTCCAGGGGATTAAGGTTGAGATGGAGGGGTGGAAGAACAAGGCAAAGGGTGCGAAAATGCTTTGGCATATTCTGGGGTACGTTGTCGCGGCAGGCGGAGGCGGGTATCTCATGAAACTACTGCTTGGGCCTACTAAGGCGGCTGTTGGTGGTTGCGTAATTCCGTAATGACAACATATTATCAAAAGGAGAAACCAAATGAACATTAGCAAAATCAAGGCGGTTCTCGCTCTTATCACCGGCGGATTGGCAGGAATCATCAAGTATGTACTCAAGGTATTCAATCAGCAGGTTATAGGAAGCATTCCGAACAAAGAGACTGCCGCAAAGTATCTCAGGGATGCACAGGCTACATATGCCTTTCTTCGTGCCATAATGGAGATACACTCCGAAGACCTTTCAGAAGACCGCAAGGTGAAACTCAATGCGATTCTCTCTGCGATAGAGGAACTTACCAAGGCCCTTGAGGACTTTGAGGTTAACGAGACAGAACTCGATGAAATCTTCAAGAAGGTGTCGGATGCAATCGACGCGTTCAAGAAAGCGCAGAAGTAAAACCACGGCGAATACGAAACACAAGCGAAGCCCCTGCCGGCCAATAGGCGGGGGCTTTTCTCTTTGACCTCTTGACGTTCTTTGTTATGGCACCTTACGAATTACATACTGTGGCCGGATCGGCGGACGACATCTCCATGAAGAGGCCAAAGGTCTCTGTAATCATTCCGTTCTACAATCGGAAAAAGCATGTCAAGGAGTGTATCAACTCCGTGTTGAAGTCTAGTCTGAAGGGAATAGAAATCATATGCGTGGATGACGGGTCTACAGACGGGACTAGGGAACTTCTAGAGAAAATACAATTAAAGGACTCTAGAATCGCCTTGGTTAAGCCGGAGCACCGAGGGGCTTATGAGGCGAGATGGGCTGGTCTTCAGTATGCAAGGGGAGACTATGTTCATTTTATGGATTCCGACGATTTAATAGATCCTACGGCCTATGAGGAGCTATACAACATAGCAAAAGAGAATAACCTAGACCATTTGGTGTTCACGGCAGAATCCTTCAATGCAGACAAGCACACACTAAGCGAAAAGAAGGTGAAGGACGGATTCGACAAGCACTATCATCTTGCTGAGGCATGTTGCGGAAAGGTCATGGGCGGGAAGGAACTATTTGAAGAACTATGCAACAACAAGTCGTTTTTCGTTGGGTTCCCAATGAGGCTTCTTCGGAGGGAGATGATTCAAGGGAATAAGCACCCACCATGCAATGCCTTGTGGCATGCGGACAACTTCTATTCAGTTGTCTGGATGTATTGGGCAAAAAGGGCGATGGCAATCGACCGTAAATTCTACAAGCGAAGAGTCCATAGAGCATCTATCACGATGACGAAGGACGAAGATGCAACTCACTTCCAGAGCATTCTTGTAGTCATAATGGCTTTCTGTGCCTTTGAAGAGTTTGTGAAAAGAGGCTGCCAGAAGGGGACCGCGGAATACGACTATGTGTATAGGCTAGTGAGGGGGTTGAACAAGAGGAGAACTAGGGTAACACAAGAGCAGGTGATGCAGATAGTCGCTGGATGCCCTATCTACGGTGGCAACAACGGGGTTGTACCGTTCATTCAGATGGTTTTCTTGCAGTTGCTTGAGAGATTCGTGCATTAGATTCCTCCCCTCCCTTTACAGCGACCGAAAACATGTGGTAAAATATTGCTCGGAAAAGGAGAAAAATGCGATGCCACAAGAACCATTAGGAACAGGGCTGATTGAACGGGCAATTGAAGAGGCTCGCAAGAACGGCGGATTGTGTGTTAAGCTGAAATATAATAAAGAAGAAGAACGCACAACTGAGTCTGACCAGCAAACGATGCAGAAGAGAGCAGCCGTAGATGTTTCTCCGATTGGCATTTTTGCCTCTGAAATAAGAGAGCATTTTAAGAACTCGAGAATGTCATTGAAAGAAGATGGCGGCAATGTTCCAAAGACACATGCTTTCGTGAATTCAAAGAGGAGCATCATCAACGATTCAACTGGTAAAGAGGCGTGTAGTGTCTGTGGCAATGTTTTAGTATACGGAGACATCTATTACCAGATTGACCTTGCGGACTACGGCAGTACAATGCACACAGACAAGGTTTGTGCGAGCTGCAAGGAGTCCATCGGAGAAAAGGTCTACGGATAATGTTCGTCTCTGTCTACACGATAGCCAAGAACGAAGAGCAGGTAGCCAGAAGGTGGTATGACTGCTTCAAGGAGGCAGATGAAGTCTGCGTCCTAGTGAACAATAGTACCGATCGGACTGCGGAGATTCTTAGGGGGCTTGGAGCGAAGGTAGTAGAGAAGACGTACAAGGAATTCAGGTTTGACGTAGCCCGCAACGAAGCTATGAAGATGTGTAGCAATAAAGCAGACCTTCTCTTCGGATGCGACATGGACGACGTTATTGAGAATGGATGGAAGAAGAAGGTAGAGAGAGCATGGACTCTAGGACAAGAAGGAGAGAGAAAGCCGAACTCAATACTCTTCACTTACTCCGTATGGTATGGATATGAAGTCCCTCCGCAGAAGTTCCTACGTCATAGTATACACACTCCCGACGGATGGTATTGGAAGTCACGCATACATGAGTATCTTGAGCATACATCTGAAAAGAACTTCATCTACTATCCGAAGTTTGAAATGCAGAGCCGTCCTACAAGGAATGAACATAGCAAGTATCTAACGTTGCTAGAGGAAGAATGTAGAGACCCAAAGTGTGAAGCAAGAAACAAGCACCTTCTTGGAAGGGAATATCTGCAGCACAAGAGGTATGAAGATGCAATAGAGTGGTTCAATAAGCATCTTGAAAGCATAGATGCGAATTGGAAAGCCGAACGTGCGGCAAGCATGAAGTTCCTTTCGGACTGCTACGGAAACCTAGGGTTTGAGAACGCAAAGGAATTATGGCTCTGGAAGGCTATGTATGAAGACCCTTATGATAGGGATGCTCCATTCGTGTTGGGAATGCTTCTCGTAAAAAAGAAGCAATATAGGACTGCGATAGATGTGCTAAACTGGTGTCTTTCAATAACGAAACCAGAACTTGATTATCCATTCTTCTCTCTCGATTCTTGGACAGAACGCCCGATAGTGTGCCTTGCGGAGGCAAAATTCTATGTTGGCGAATGGACGGAATCTATTAGACTTCTTAATCAGGCATTGGAAATTAATCCTAGATGCGATGTTGCGAAGACGATGAAAGCAGAGATTGAAAGGTATATCTCAGAGGGCAGAAAGCCTCCACTGCCTCCAAAAGAGATTCCTAGGTATCGCATCGAGATTCCAGAACTTGCTTAAGTAGTAAAAAAACAAGGACGACGAAAATGATAAAGACTGTCACAGGAGTGAAGGCCAAGTTGTCTGTCGCACGAGAAATGGGGTATAAGTGGTGCAAGGTTTCTGTTGATGGGAACAACATTGGATGTGCGTTAATTTCCGACATTCTTGATTCCATAAGCTACTGCCATACCCCTGGGGGAAAGATCCGCACTTTCATTCACAGAGGCTACGAATATACAGTTGACGAAGGTATTGAAATCACCGTGCTTTCTAACGACGACTTTCAAAGCCACTATTTTGGAATAAGCGAAAGGACGGAAGAAGATAAGATTTCTCGTTTAAGAGACCTGGCAATACATCAAAGTGTTGAACATAGGCTAAAAGAGATAGTTGCAAGACATGAAACAGAAGAAAACTATGACGACAACATAGTTGGATATCAACCTCCAAAAGATGAGAAAAAGAAAGAAAGTCTCCTTACAAGGATCAAGAACTGGCTTAAAGGAGATGTCAGATACAAAAAGTGAGATTTCTCCAATGCCCTCTTGAAACCAACAACAAAGGCATGGTATAATTTTTCGGGAAACCAAAGAAACGGTTTTGTTTACACAAACAAGGAAAGAAGAAACAGATGCATATCAAAATCATCAAATCCGCCCTGGCGGAGGCGTTGAACAACGTTCAGGCAGTTGTCGGTTCAAAGACAGCACTTAAGGTGCTTCAGAACGTGATGGTGGAGGCAAGTGGTGGAGAGGTGAAGTTCACTTGCTCCGACCTCGACACTACGCTTGTGGCAAACGCGGAGTGTGAGGTTATAGAAGAAGGCGCAACAACCATTCCGGTAAAGACATTTACCGCTGCGGTTGGCAAGATGGTTGATGGAGTGATTGACATCTCGGTTGATGAGAACGACCGCTCAACCATTTCTGGAGGCTCTTCCGTGTTCAAGTTCAACGGAATTCCAGCAAAGGAATTCCCGACTATCCCGAATCCTGACGGGATGTCATGCACGATTGAGAGCAATGCAATCCGCGAAATGCTCCGCAAGACTGCTTTTGCAGCATCGCAGGGCGATACTAGACGGACTCTGCAGGGTGTTCTTCTCGATTTCCAGAATGATGGAAGCAATGTCTGGGCAGTTGGAACTGACGGCCGCCGTCTTGCCATGCTCGCCTGCACCCTCGATTCTTGCAATGGATTCAAGGGGAAGTTCATTCTACCCCGCAAGGCGGTTGACCTTCTTAGCAAGAAGCTTCCGAAGGACGGTAATGCGGAACTTGTAACGGCCAAGAGCCAGTTGCTCGTCAAGACTGCACGGCTCATCATTACGACAAAGCTCCTCGATGACGCATACCCGAACTACATGCAGGTGATTCCGAAGACAGACGGGACGGAAATCGCCATTAGCAGGGCTGAATTCCTTGGGGCTCTCGACAGAATCTCCGTGTTCATGACTGATTCGCCGTGTGTCATTTTCACCTTTGGGGATAACAAGCTCGTCCTCAATTCTGGCGACACGGAAGTAGGGTCTTCGCACGACGAGATTCCCGTAAAATACGACGGTGAAAGCATCGACATGGGGTTCAATCCATATTTTATCCGCGATGCTCTCAATGCAATGGATGACGAAGAGGTGGTGATGAAGATTACCAATCCCGTGTCTCCTGCCATTATCAAGAAGGCAGAGTCTGACGACTACACCTATGTCGTGATGCCGTTGCGAGTGTAGTCAAAATCTCCATAATTGGATTCAATCTTCCGCCCTCCTTAACCTTCAGGAGGGCGGTTTTTTTATGCCTTTTTCAAAGAAAGGAGGGTTTACCAGTTAGGCAATTCATAGGAAAGAGTCTAGTCTTTTCGGAAGGAAATTGCAAATGATAGACCCGAATAAAGTCACGGAAGCCGTAATGGAGTTCATGCAGAACCCGACTTGGAAGGACATTTTCACGAATGCCCCAGGAGGAGCGATGGAACGGCTTGCGATATCGTTCTACTTCTCTAAGTTCCATGACCAGTTCAAACCAGAGGACTTTCAGGAGTATCGGGACTTGAGGGACGAATACGAGAAGTCCATGACTGCGGAAGACCTACAGTACCTTATCGACAACAGCGACAAGGAGAATGCAATCAAGCACTATCAGGAACTTCTTGACAAGATACATGGAGGACAGAAGCCGTCTGGGACATTGCGGTTCAAGAAGGAAGAGACGGAGACAACAGAGGGGGATGGCGGAGAGCAGACCGTCACGGAATACGTTCAAGAAGGGCAGGAACAGCCGCAGGACGGCGGCGGAGAAGATGCACTGCCTACTGGAGAGAAGCCGCCAGAGGGGCAGGAATTGGCCATAGAAGCGAAGCTAGAAGGTGATGGCGTCGGAGAAGAGTCCGGGCAGACGGATGAAAAGTACGACACCGCCCTTTCAGTTGCCCTAAACTACCTTCAGGACGAGAAAAAAAAAACAAGTGACTCCTGAATCTGGCGGCAAGACTGTACAGGATGAACTTGTAGAGGCACTTATGGGGGAGGCCTTTGCAGAGGATGCTTCACCCAAAGACAAGACCTTGGCGGAACATGACAAGGAGAAGCACCCTCAAGGTTTCAATCCTAAAACGGACACATGTAAGTTTAGGGATAGACTTTCTAAAGAGACCGAAGCTGACAAGGCGGATATTGAAAATCCTAAATATGCTCCTCAAGGAGATAGCGAAAGTGGCGCACAGCCACACTCCCCTAAACGAATGGGAATACCTCGTATCTTTACTGGGAGTGCAGCTAACTATGATAAGCCAAGTCTTCTAAAGGTTGGTACCGGGGAAGGCGCACAAGTTTATGGATGGGGACTTTATGGTAGTTCAGAAGAAGGTGTGGCTCTAAAATATGCAACAGCTGATTATATCTCTAAAAGGAGAGAGCTGGAATATTTAATAGAAGGGAAACATACATATGAAAACAAAAATGAGCAAGAAGCATTTGACCAAATAAGAAGCGCCCTATCTGGTGGATGTTCTTTGCAAGAGATTCGTAAGAATCTTGAAGAAGTCAGGGACAATGGGTACGAAGGATTAATTGATGAAGTAAAAGATATTGTAAATAAAGCGTTGGCACTTATTAATAGCCAGAAAGCCGACACAAAGCAATTAAGTAGAAATATATACGAACAAACATTTTTTACCAATCGTGAAGAAGGAGATGAAAGTCATCTTTTAAGATGGTATGAACCTATTACAGAAGAACAGTTTAAGTGGATTCGTTCTGCAATTGAAAGCCAGTATAATTTTGAGCCTATGGAGAAACAACAGTTTCGGATGGATCTGGCGAAGTCAACAGGGGAAGAGGCATATGAATTAGTGAAGCATATATTAGAAAAGAAAGGCGGAATTCACAATAGTCCAAAAGCAACTTCAGAGTTTCTAACTAAAAATTGTGATATAGATGGTGTCAAGTATCCCGCTGATTCTTATGGTGGAAAGACTGTAAAAGATGGAGACATTGCTGGGTGGAATTATGTCTCTTTTCGTGATGACAATATGAGGATAGATAAAAAGTATGTTGATGGACTGAAGGTTTACGACTATCAGGAATTGATGGAGATGAACCACCCTAATCTAAATCCATTTGAGGTTCTGGTACGCCTTACAAGACTAGATACAGCAGAAGAAATGGCTATTGAGTTCGCAAGAATTATGGAAGAGAACAATATACAGCAAAATCATACGAAGACAACACAAGATGAACTAGTAGATGAAAAACATTCAGATTCGTTTGAGAGAATCAAGTTGATAATAGAACAAAATCACCCAAATGTGGATGTACAAGAACTTATTAATAAACTGGTGATGCTTAAAAACAGTGCAGAGATGGAAAAGGAAATAAAGAGGCTACTAGAGTATTCCTAGTTTTTGTTTTGTTGGCATTTTTGAGAGGATTTAGAGATGACAGCTAAAGAAGCATTTGCGCAGGCTTTCAACGAGGCATTCGTGATGGATGCCGCACCATCTGGGCTATCTGCCAATCCAGGTAAGGCTGGAGGATCTAATGCCGCTAAGGCTTCTGGAATTGGAAGTGGAATGGCGGCGGCGGCAAAAGGGGCGGAAAAATCCATGGGGCCGCAGAAGTCTTTGGCTGAACATAAGCAGGAGGGGTGTGAGGCGGAGAAGAACGGACACCCAGAAAGATGCCCCTATGTCCAGCGGATGGCAAAGGACTTTGAGAAGCAGGGGATGAGCCATGAGGAGGCGCAGAAGAAAGCGCTTCAGGAACACGGGTCTGTGGCAATGCCTGGTGTTGGAGGGGCGTCCCAAGGAGATGGGCAACAGACGCAGGGCGGGATTCAGCCGCAACAAAAATCCCCAGAGATGCTAGAGCAGCAGACACAGCAGATAGCACAGAATCCACAGATGATGGAGCAGATTCCATCAGAGATGCTTCCAGAGACTAAACAAGTCCATACGGAAGCCGGTGAAATCCCCGCCCAGACAACCGTTCAAGCTGGGATATTGGAGAACCTTACTGAGCAGGCGGCTTCTGGGGACACGATGGCAGAAGAGGCCTTGAATGAAATTAAAGACAAGGTAGAAAATGGGACTATCACGCAAGGCGGAGAAAATAAGCCAGTAGAAGTGCCACAAGAAGGTGAAGAACAAACAGCCGAACCAGCTTCTGAAAATCAAACTCTTACACCAGTAAAGCCGCCAGAACTTCCAAAGGAATATATATCAACATCAGACGGGAATAGCGGGAGAGAGCTTGAAGAAGAGGAAGCGAAGGTTCTCGCGGAGAATCCAGATAAGAGAGAACTGCTGCAACAGATGGTTGACATTGAGTCGAATGTCAGCGGCCTCGCTTCAAATAGTCCAGAGTTCAAGGACTTGGCCAGCCAGTACCAGACATTGCAGAGGATGTTCTTTGGCAACGAGGGCGAAGAAGGAACTTCTCTCAAAGGCTCCCAGAAGCGTATGTTCGAGAGGGTGAAAAAGGAATTTCCAGACATAGATGAAAAGACTTTCCTCGAGAACAAGGAACTATTTGATGAGTTGAGTAAACTTGATTCTCAAATTGTGAGAATTGGGGCCACCAGAAATGAAAAGGCTCAAGGCATCAAAAAGAGTCTTTTGAGGAGAAGAGAAGAGATAAAACAGAAGATTGTAGGGAGGGAGAGGTTTGATATTCCAGATATCCCTGCTACATCTCAAACCCAGAAAGATGGCGGAGGTACGGATAAACCAATAGTTCCGGATACAATAGATCATCAAAAGACACACGAAGGTGGGGATGATATCAAGCCCCCTAAGAGGGCAGCCAGGAAGAGCGACTACCTAGATGCATTAGACAAGATGCATGAAGCGGAGATGGCCTATTTCCAAGCTCGCCATGACATGAGGGAAGCAAAAGATTACGATGCGGCTGTGAAGGCAGCAGAGGAAGCAAAGAAAGTCTTGGAAGAAGCCAAGGCTAAGGTGACAGAGTTTGAAGATGCCAGTGTTGACATCATAGGCGACGATGGCAATGTAATAGACACTGGTTCTGACAGGAGGGATTGGGCTGAACATGAAAGGATTATAAGACATGCTGGCGGATACAATGGAGGCGATAGCGGAGACGGCGGAGAAGGTGGAGACGGCGGAGGTCCTAAGAAACTTTGCCCTATCTGCTCTACCCCTTTGAAAGTAGATGGTACTTGTCCAAAGCAAGATGAACCTTGGCACAAGGAAAAGGAGAATTCTCCAGAAGATGATGGTGGGAGAAGAGGCGGTGGAGGAGGTAATCCACCTAATCCACCACCTAACACACCTCCTAACACACCACCTAATACTCCTCCTTCAGATCCTCCAAGCTCTTCTGAAGGCGGAACACCATTCCAACAGGGTTATCAAGCTCCTAGCGATGAAGAGTTTAGAATAGGGGATAGGAAGTATAAGGTAGGCGATAATGTCTATACCGATGTTTCTGGCAGGGGGCTTCTCCGCACCATGATAGCTTCTTTCATGGCTGGACTTCGCGGAGAGGGAATCATCACTGGATGGGATAGGATCTCCGGTGCTTGGGATCAGATGAAGCGGTCTGAAAAGGGCGAAATGGTGAGGGACGGTATCGCTGGAGCACTCATCAAGAACTCCATAGACTCCTATGCTGCAAAGGCGGGTCTATCCCCAGATGCAAAGATGGAGCTCGCCGTGATACAGGACATGGTTTCACAGGCGAAGACCCCGAAGGACAATATGTCCGCTGTCAAGCAGTTCCAGGCATGGAAGGAGAAATATGCCAAGGAACTTGGAGAGATGGACAAACCTAAACAAGGTGATCTGTTCAAGCCTCTTCCTAACGAGTACAAGGGCGGAAAGCCGCCGATTTCCATACTAGATGCCCCGAAGGACTTTGAGGCGGACAAGGAGTTCGGAGACAAGGTAGCTTCCGTCCTGCAGGAAAGCCTTGGTGCGCAAGGTCTTCCAGTTGGAGACGTCGAATCCATAAGCGTAGGACCGTCAGCAACCACGATAGAGTTCAAGGTCGACCCAACATTCAACATTACTGAAGCCAAGTCCAAGAAGGTTCTAGAGGCTCTTCACGGGGCATTGGGAAGCCCTGTCTCCAACGTGAGCTGGGTGGCCGGCAAGCCACACGTCATAGCCGTGCAGGTCACAAACCAGAAGATGAGAGACGTAAGTTTCTCTTCCTGCATAGCGAGCGAAGAATGGAAGAACTTCGCTGAAAAGGCTGGACTTCCGGTGACATTGGGCAAGGATTCGTCTGGAAAGAATGTCAACCTAGACCTAGCAAAGCAGCCGCATACCATTGTGACTGGCGAATCGGGTTCTGGCAAGTCTGTGTTTCTCATGGCGGCTATAAACTCACTCGAGATGGCGAAAACGCCAGATGAGGCGAGACTGGTTCTCCTAGACCCAAAGAACGAATTCCGTTCGCAGGATGGTTCACCGCATCTTCTATACCCACGGGCGCAGAAGCCGCAGGACATAGCGAACGTTGTAAGTTCTCTGAAAGCCCTCATGGACGACCGCATCGCCAAGATAGGAGGAGCGGTTAAGGACTTCGATCCAACAAAGAACGAGTTCCAAGGAAATTCCGACAGGAACATAACGGAATACAACAAACTACACCCAGAAGAGAAGATGCCGCATGTTCTCTTGACTTTCGATGAGGTTGCTTCCATCATGAAGAACCCAGACGTTTCGGATAGGGTGAAGCAGGATTTGAGTCAAATCATGGCCCTAGGGCGTTCCGTTGGAATAAACTGCCTGCTCGCAACACAGAGAGCTGATGTTGCTTCCATTCCCGGAGACATAAAGGCGAATGCCCCAGCTTCCATCGCTTTCAAGGCCGCGCCCGATGATGCCAAGGCTTCTGCGGCGGCGAAGAGCCTTGCTGGAAGCGGCGACTTCATAATGACCGACAAGGAAGGCAAGCAGACGAGAGGTCGCGGATGCTTCATTTCCGACAAGGAAGTAGCGGCTGTCCCCGCATACTATAGGGACAACATGAATGGAGTTCCAAGCCAAACGGATGCCGGAGGAGATTCTGGTGGCGGAGGCGTTGCAGAACTCCCACAGGAACATCTGGATGCAATAGCAGCCGCAGTAGAAAAGGGGGCTCCTGTCTCCATGGTTGCCACAGAAGGGTTCATTGATGCCTTCAAGAATGCCTTCCCTCCTGATTGGGAAATAACTGAGGAGGATGTTGAAGGAGAGACTCACTGGAAAGCCTCACCTCCAAAGAAACCGAGTGGAGAACCTAATAGCGACAAAGATGAGACTCCCAATAGTGTAGATACGGACACAGCTGCACCAGAAGAGACAAAAGAAGAGGAGAATACTGACTGGCGCAAGGGTGGGTCTCGAGATGAAGCCGTCACGATTCTCTCGAAATTAAGGGATAAGGCTAAATCCGAAGCATGGGATGCCTACACCAACGGAGAAGATACGGTAGAGGCACAGAAGAAGTTGAAGAAGGCACTAGAAAAGGCTGATTTAGACTTTGATGCAAAGATGTCTCTTGTAAACCTGAAGTTCCCGCCTCCAATGGATGACCACAATGAGAATGAAGTGCCAGAAAGCGGAGAAGAGGAAGTTCCAGATTCACCTGAAGGGAGTGGCGCAGCCGAGTCTCCTTCTGCTTCTACTATGAAGGACATTGAGGAAACTTATCAGTACGAAAGAGAGCAGATAGAGAAGAAACTGTCCAAGCCCGGAACAAAAGTAAGGGACAAACAGGCTCTTCGGGAAGAACTGAAAGATCTTAACACTCGATACAGTGAGGCTAGAACCAAATTTGAAGATGGCGGTTCCTCAGACGACATCATTGATATCTTTGAGCCTAAAGCAAACACAACTGGAGAAGCCGGTCAAGCACCTGGCGAAACCAAGGCAGAGCTTTCCGATGAGGAGAAAGCGGCTGCTGAACAGCAAGAACAGGCTCAGAAGGATGAGAAACTTCGCGCCACGGTTCGGGAGCAGAAGTTCTACGGTGCTCCGGGCTACAAGGCTACTTCAAAGGTCCCTCCGAAACTGGTAAAGCAGATGGAGAACCTTCTTCCTGCTGGATGGGAGTTCGTGACGGACAATCAGTTCAAGGCACCTGCTCGAACAAAGAAAGGTGTCGTGTTCATCAAGCACCCGACTAACGGGTCTTACGGACGTATTTTCATCAAGGAAGATGCGAATGGCAAGGAGTACATTGAGCCAGAGGCCCAGATAGATGTTGACACCACACACCCAGACTATCAAGGATACGTGAAGAACGAGGATGGCACGTATAGGCTAACCGAAGAAGGTAAAAAGGTTGAGGCAGAATACAAGAAAATCCGGAAGTATTCTAAGAGTGAGAAGGAGAAAGATGAAATTCAGAAGAAGTTTAATAGGATTCGGTATGGGCACGACGAGGCGCCAGACAATAGAACCATAGTTGCTAGTGTCGTTGCGGACGTGCTAGGGAAGTTAGGAGAATAGATGGGACTATACTCCGAGCTTAAAGAGGGGATTTAGGCTATGCGGAGGGAAGCAAAAGATAGGGAATTTTGGTATGAGTTCCCTCACTACCATTGTCCCGGAGATATAAAAGACTATTTTTGGGATGACGATAACAAGAGGTGGGTTCATGTGGAAGACGATGATGACATGTCATGGGTGCTAGACTTACTCGCTGGAAAAGACATTGAAATAGGCAAGAAGATAAAACCAGACGAGAGTGGGTACTCTGGGAAAGAATGGAAGCAGAGAACTAAGAATTGTCAAGAGTTTGATAGAAAGACCTGGACAGAGATAAAGGAAATTCTTAGAGAGAATGGGTATGAGGTAAAAACGATAGAATAAGGAGAACCTGAATGAACTTTTTTGACTACCAAAACCAGATGTACAGCAAGTCCGCACAGGACGACACGATATCAGATGCCGCAGCAGCTGAAGCCAGAAATCAGGCGGCGAAAGCAAATCCCGGCGAAGAGGAATCCGCAAAGCAGATAGCGGTATTCTCAGACAAAGACAATATCTTGTCGGCTGAAGAGCTTATTGAGCACCGCAAGCACTGTAGGGCAAAGCCGGGCAACTGTCCGTTTGAGAAAGCCGTGGACGAAGCGGATGACATTACTCCTAACGAGATAAAGGTCTCCAAGCAGGATGTCTACAATCGTCTCGCAGCCGTACTCACACAGCTTTTCCAGGTCTCTAAGAACCTTGCAAAGCCAGCGATAGCAGACCCAGAGGCGGTAGAGGAAGAAGCCTCGCCTCGCAATGTGTCTACGTCTTCTGCATCTGACGAGAAACCTGCGCAAGACGAAGAACCTGCTGATGAGCCAAACACCGATGCAAAGATAGTGGCGGAGGTTATAGAGGGCGGAATAGAGAAGATGGTTGAACTGGCAAAAGCGAAAGGTTGCCTAGTTGACATGGACGAAAAATCCACGAAGTACATAGTGAAAGGACCTTCTGAAGAAGTGGGTGAACAAGCATAATTTTTCCCATTTGGCATTGATTGACAAAATTTGTCAGTACGGAGTATCAAAGGAAATGGCACATAGCTACATAGACAAGTTCGGATATAGGAGACAGCGAGCGAACCCTATCTCCCGTGTAGGTGTCTTTCCATACACGGGCGAGCAGATCGACCAGCCCAAGAAGGACCCTATCACAGGGAAACCTATCTTAAAAAGGGATGCACTCGGTGAGATAATCTGGAAGCGCACGAAGAGCGGTGCCATCGCAAAGGATGCCGACGGCGACCCGATTCCAGAATATGAGATGCAGTTCGGTCTGGAGCCAAACAAACTATACCCAGTCCTTCGCGGCCCAGATGCCCTCTTCGACGCAGATGCAATAGAATCTTTCAACGGTCTTCCTATCCGTGTCGGTCACTTGATGATTGGCGACGAAAAGAAGAACGACAAGGACGACAAGGACAAGAAACTCAATTCCGCCGACAAGAACCCGAACGATGGGTGCATCTTCAATGTCCGCCCGTCGATGGATGAGCCAGGCTTCCTCATTGCCGACTTCTGCATCTACACCGACCGCATGAAGGATGTTCTAAAGGACGGTAAGATTAAGCAACTCTCCCTAGGCTACACCTGCGTCTACGAAAAGGAAGACGGCGAATATGAGGGTGTACCCTATATGTTCAAGCAGACCAATTTGCGGGGCAATCATCTTGCACTCGTGAAACATGGGCGTTGTGGGTCGAGCGTCTGTGTGTATGACCAAGCGGTCGTGACGTTCGACTCATTACCCGAAGGAATACCTGAAATGGAACCAAAGAAAGAAGAGACCAAGGAACTCGACAGAGCCAAGGCCCTTGCTTCCGCCATTAAGGGAGGTGACGAGCAGTTGGCTCAGGACTGCCTTGACTTTGCGGACTTCCCTCCAGAAGTGCGCAAGGAAGCCCTTGAGCGCTGCAAGGCAGGCAAGTGCGACAAGAAGGATGGAGAGAAGGATGCGACCGACAAGGCCCCCAAGGCCGCGAAGGACGATGCCGACACTCCTACCCCTCCCGAACTTCCTAAGCCTGAAGAGAAGCCCGCGGAATCTCCAGCACCGGAGAGTGCCGCCGCTTCCGCTCCAGCACCTACCCCAGAGCCAGAGGCGAAGGAGCCTGCTCCGACCGAGGTGAAATCTCCTGCCAATGGAGAAGTCCCTGCCGACGGGCAGGAGACGAAGGATTGCGGAGACAAGGCACCAGCACCAGAAGCCCATGTCTGCGACAAGTGCGGATGCAACCCTTGCACATGCAAGAAGGGCGCGGAAGCAAAGGATTGTGGAGACAAGGCTGCCAAGGACTGCGGCACTGGAGTAACCCAGCCTTCCGTTCCAACCCCAGTAGCAGCCCTTCAGGGCGGCGAAGAGAAGAAGGAACCAGAGGCGAAGGGCACCGAGGACAAGGCCGCAAAGGACGGCAATAAGCCTGAAAAGGTTGCCATCGTAGCGGAGAAGGTTGAGGAGCCGAAGCCGGGTGAGGCGATTGCAGAAGCGATTGAGGCCAAGGGAACGGAGGACAAGGCGGAGAAGCGTATTGAAGCCGATGTCAAGGCAGAGCACGACAACCAGCCTCCGGGCAAGGCCAAGGTCGCACAAGACGAGTATGCCGCGTTCATCGCGGAATACACCGAGGCACAGGCTCTTGCTAGCCGCCTACGCCCACACATCAAGGTAACGTTCGATTCCGCTCCTATGAGAGTTATCGACGTAGCCCGTTTCGCGGCGAAGCACATCGACACTCTCGCTTTCGTCATGGACGAAGCGGACGACGAGAAGGTTCTCACGACTGTTCGCGGTTATGCCGCAGCTGTCGCAATGGATGCTGCTCCGAAGGGAGAGGTGTTCGAGGATCACATTCCGTCTGCCGCCGTAATCGTCCAGGACGAGGCACCGAGGACAGAACCGACGAAGGCTTCCTCAAAAGACCTTCTGAAGTTCCTCGCAAACTAATGTTAACCCACATAAGAAACAACCCAAAGGAGAAAGAACTATGGGACTTCAGAAAGAAATCCTGAGGCGGACGTTCGAGGGGACTGTAAAGGTTCAGACGGGCGTCGACGAGTATGGGAATCCCGTATATGAGACAAAGAAGTATTCGGCCAGGTCGGCAGCCCTCATCGGCGGAACTCCCGGTCAGATCTACGACGTAGCCTACGGCCCTGTCGTTCACACCACGACCCTCGCAGAGGCGGCCGAGATCGGCTCGTTCGTCGAAGGGCAGGGTGTTATCGTCAATGCGCCTGAATATGCCCTCTACGGCACTGGTGTTGCGCAGGGCGGTGCTCTCGCTCCGTCGCTCAAGCTTCCGGCTGGCACGGTTGTGTCCTGCATGACCGCCGGTCACGTGTGGATTCAGTACAAGTACCTCGCCACGATTCTCGCAAAGATGAATGCCGCAGTCATTTGGCAGCAGAAGGATGCTACCGAAGACGAAGACCTTCTCGTTGTCGAGGTGAATGGCATGAAGGCCTACGGGCCAGACGATTCCACCGCCACCGTCTAACCTTTACATAGGAAGGAGAATTAAACAATGGCTTTCACAGAATGCAAATTCCGTATGCCCAAGGTCAAGGTAGAGGGTTTCGCCCTCGATGAGGCCCCGGAGAATCTGCGCACGATGGAGAATCTTGCGCTGATGGGCATTTCGTTCAACGACAAGTCCAGCGGCGTCAAGTACGTTATGGACGCGATGCCTACGCAGGGCGTCACCAACCCGACCGCCCAGGTCCCCGTGCAGTTCCTCCAGCACTGGATGAACAAGATTATCACGGTTGTGACACAGGCAACGACCGCCGATGAATTCCTCGGCCGCTCCACCTACGGCGAGTGGTATCAGGAGAGCATCGTTCTCCGTCTGCGTGAGCTCTCGGGTTCGGTTCGTCCTTATGGCGACCATGCCCAGGCCCCGCTCGCTCGGTACAACTACAACCAGGAAGACCGCACCATCGTTCGTTTCTCGCAGGGTATCCTCACGGGTGCCTTGGAAGAGGCACGTCTTGCGGCTATCGGCCAGAAGTCGTCCGCCTACGAGAGCGACCGCGCAGCCCTCGGCCTCGCGTTCAAGCTCAACACTAACGCGGTTGCCTTCTTCGGATACAACCTGGGTTACAACAAGACCTATGGTATCCTCAACGACCCCAACCTCAATCCGTACATCGCCGTTCCTGAAAACGCCGCTGGTGATACGGAGTGGTCGAAGAAGAACTTCTACGAGATTGTCACCGACCTTAACACGGCCGTTGCCGAACTCCAGAAGCAGTGCGCTGGCAACTTCATTCCGTCCAAGCATGCCTTCAAGATCGGCATCGCCCTCGGTTGCGACCAGTTCCTCAACCAGGTCAACTCCTACGGCATCAGCGTCCGCAAGTACATCGCGGACACTTGGCCAAAGGCAGAACTCGTTGTTATCCCCGAGTTCGACAATGCACTCGCTGGCGACAACGTTATGTACCTCAAGCTGGATGAGCTCGCAGGCTCGCCGGTTGCGGAGCAGATCGTTCCTGCGGCTGTTCGTCTTGTCGGATCCGTGCCCCGTGCTAGCGGCCTGTACGAACTGTACAGCGATGCTACGGCGGGTACGTTTGTCGAGCAGCCACTCGGTATCGTTCGGTTCTTCGGTATCTAACCGAAGTGCCGACAATACGGCAAATAAAGCCTACCTCCGAAAGGAGGTGGGCTTTAATCTTGATAAAACAATGTGAGCGCAAACCCAATCCATTTAGGGTTGTGATAAGCGAGGGGCCTGCCACAATGGCATACAATAAGAAGGTGGAACTTCCATGAATACGGAAACATACATCAATTTGGCTGCAGGAGTCGGGGATTCCGTCCCCAGTTCCACCTCCTGCAGTCTCTTCTTTCACAAGGCATATAATATGGCAATCATTCTCGAGAAAGAAAGGAAATGCCATATGCCGAAATTCAATGCTCAAAATGTCCGTAAGACGAGTCTCATAGTATACGGGCTATGCTCTCTCTTGTTGATGGGTGAAGAGCCGAACACTACCATGTGGAACATTCCTCTCCACACCCCTATGTATACGGCACAATATATTCGCCAAAATTTCGTGAAGTCGAATGAACTAGACAATATCGTTGGTGGAATTGTCCCCAAAAATGAGTTGGATGGGGCTTCATTGCGAGATATTATTCGATTTTCAAGATGACGGTTCTTTGACCGCTGTGGCATATATTAGCGACCATCGTTGGTTGCAAACAGACAAAAAATTAGTGCTAACTGCGGACAGAAGGAACCACTAAAATGGCAAAGAACTACATTCATTCCACGTCGTCTGCCGACATGACCTACCCGATTTATGCGGGAGGCACGGGCACTCCGAGGAAAATCAAGGAAATCATAATCAAGGGAAGGGCGAACGTCGTCAATCCCGCGACTCTCGTAACCCCTACTGGGGCTGTGACGGAGGTTTCCGACGCCGACCTCGAACTTCTCAAGAAGAGCGCCGCATTCCAGCGGCACGTCGCAAGAGGTTTTATGAGGGTGATGACAGACAGCGAACTGAACACCAAGGACATGGCTAAGGGCGACAACTCCCGCCAGTTGACCGACTTTGAGTATTCGCAGGGGACAGACCCGCGAGTGCCTGGGTCTGGATCATGCCAGGCAACATGCGGAGAGAATAATAGGATCAAAGGCCATCGCGGCATCGGGTTCGTATCGGAATCTGACTAATCGTACAGCAATAACAGCAAGCGGTTGTACGGATTCAAAGTCTGTTAGGAAGGGGTTTCCCGATGAGGGAAGCCCCTTCCAATTTTCATTGTTAGGCATTTTGGGAAGAGAAGAAAGAAGTCCATTTGGAGAACAAACGAGATGTGGGACAATCCAATACCAGAAGAGGCGGGGCCTATTTTCGCGCCAGACCAGATGTCCAATCAGTATTTCGATCAGGGCTTCTGGGGACCACCAGTAAGGCAGTTCGAGACTAGACCGCCAAGGAAGGTGTCTAGGTACCGTGATGATCCCGTAGACGTGGAGAAGTTCAAGGCTTGGTTCAACGAGTTTGCCGACGATGAGAAGTGGCCTAGGGCATTGGTTGAGGCGAGTGCGAAGAGGGCTAGGTTCTACATACCAATATGGACGCAGTGCGACTATCTGGACGGTGAGGACAGGGAATATGCGAGAGGTCTTCTGACCGCCCACATAATGATAACGGCAAAGCAGAACCAGGCGGCGATGAATCAGCCGGCTCTCGCCGAGGGAGGGGCGGCAGGAGGGATGATGACTACTCTGCCAGGAACGGGGGTGGTCACTAGCGCAAGCATAGGTTCCGTATCGTATTCAAAGACGTTGCCGCAGAGCAAGGACGCCTATGAGTTCTGGCTCAACCAGACACCATACGGGATAGAGCTGCAGGCATTCCTAGCAAACCACATTGCGGTAGGAGTGATGGCCCAGGGCGACGACATTAGGGAGTGCTTCAGGGACTAATCCCCAATGGCGACACAATACGTAGATTCAAATGGTGTGTTGAGGAGGATTTCCCTAGACGGTGACACCTCTTTAACCCTTCTTCCCTCCGTGCGTGAAATTGCCCCTTTTGTATTCACGGAAGACATAACTATTACTAGCCTTGTCCTGAATGACGAGTGCGAGACAATCCGCAACAAGGCATTCTTCTTCAACAGGACGATACGGGAACTTCGGATAGGAAACAGGTTGTCCAACATAGAGACCTATGCTGTTGCAGGTACTAACCCGATAGAGAAAATAACTGGGGACAGTTCAGTATACAAGTCTTCCGATACTGGTAATCTATATGATTCGACAAAGACAAAGGTAGTCCTCGGAACGAACAAGACGCGAGTGGAGTTCGATGAAGGTACTACTTCGATAGGAGAACGGGCATTCTCGTTCTGCGACAAGATAACCATTCTGGGGCTTCCTGATACTTTGACGGAAGTTGGTGATTTTGCATTTTCAGATTGCGCAGGAATAGGTTCGGTCTCAATACCGTCAGGGGTTTCAGAAATTGGGTACGGGGCTTTCTTCGGGTGTACCAGTCTATCTGAGGTGATTCTCGGAGGGGCTAATGGAGACGTAGGAGGCGGAGTCAAGAGGCTAGACGGTCTGTGTTTCGGATGGTTGCCGAAACTTTCAATGGTAATGCTTCCTAGTTCGGTAAAGGAGATTGGGCGCATCATAGGAGAAGAGGCATTCCTAGGATGCAGCAAGTCTCTCTATTTCGGTCTTACCGATCCAGCTGACGAATACTCTTCGATAATTCATCAGTTGCCGACAAGAAACTTTGGAGAGGTGAGCGGAGTTGTACCGGTAAGATTTCATCTTGGAGGAAATACATATCCTGAAGACATGGATTTGGAAGTGCCGGTAGCCACTCCTTATTCCTCGCTATTTTCAGAAGCAGAGATTACCCTGGGTAATCCCCATGTGCAGATACTTGGATGGTATTACGACGATGGAACGTTCGAAGACCAATGTCTCCCAACGGATGTTGTCAAGAACTACAAGATAGTGAACGGAGAAGTTGTCCATATAGAACGGATCGACATCTATGCTAAGTACGTCGCAGAGAAGTTCACGATTACACTAGATTTGTGCTATGACGGGAAGACCGTCCTTATAGAGAACCAGCCTTATGGGGAAGTGATAAACATAAAGGACTTCTTCAATCCTACTAGGGTATTCTATTCATTCTCTGGATGGTATGGAACGAAAACCGGAGACGAGTATTCAGATTCGCTCACGGATGAAGACGGAAACACGGAGATAACTGTAGAAGGAGCAACTACTCTATATGCGAAGTGGGAGAGTCTATCGGAAGTCTATAAGATTTCAGTTGTTGGCGATGCTTCAGCACATGAAGTTTCCATCGTAGGAGTCCTAGACTGGGAAAGGGTATATTCGACTGGTTACATAATAGACATTCCGAACAAGATTTCCGGGAACGAAGAGGATGAAACAACTGGAGAAATAGTTTTAGTTGACTATGTTGTTGTGTCTGTCGGGAACAACGTGTTCAGGGGAGTGGAAGAGGTGAAGGGAGTTACATTCCCCGCTTCCGTGAAGAGCATCGGGGCCAGATGCTTCTCTGGATGCGTCAATCTCGCGAGCATAACATTTGCGGAGGGAAGCAAATGCACGACGATAGGCGCTAGGTCTTTTGAGGGAACGGCCATAACAGAACTCGTGCTTCCAGATTCTCTGACTACGATTCGGCAGGGGGCATTCGTCAACTGCCAGAGCCTCGAGACGATTACTTTCAATAGCAAGATCGCTAACATCGGAACTGAATCTGGGAACAACCGTGGGACGTTCGAGGACTGCGACAGCCTAACTACGGTAAGGATTCCGTCGCTTTCAGATTGGCTCAAGATTTCTTTTGGAAACAGTGCCTGCAATCCGTTGTCTAACGGCTTGACTCTGTACATAGAGGATGAAAGTTCTGATAGTGGGTATTCTCCCGTCACCGAACTTAGCGCAGAGAATCTAGGTCAGATAACAGAGATAAAGGACTTTGCTTTCACGGGATGCGGGGGGATCACTTCTCTAAACATATCTGGGACCGACATAACAAGGATAGGGGATGAGGCATTTTCGGCGAACGAAAGCCTTATAGCGGTGACATTGGGGAACACCCATCTTGACACCATAGGGAGAGCTGCATTCTCCAACAATTCTGGGTTGAATTCCGTAATTATTCCTGGGACAGTAAAGGCGGTCGGTGGGTATGCTTTCAACGGATGCTCCCAGCTGTCGAAAGTTGTGATAGAGGACGGTTGCATCGTGATAAGTGCTTCCATGTTCTCCTACTGCCAATCTCTTGAATTTGTAGAGATTCCAGATTCCGTGAAGGGGATAGGGGCTTCTGCATTTAGCTCAGATGTAAGTCTATTGATTGTGTGCTTCAAGACTTCAGCAGGGAGTCAATGCAACATGATTGGCCCATATGCATTTTCAGGATGCCGGAACCTTTATGAACTATGTTGCCTAAACGGAATCTCCATAGACGACATAAAGGAGGACAGCGAAAAAAGGCCCTCCCCATCAGTCCCGGATGCTCTGGTTCGGATAGGAGAACATGCTTTCGACAATTGCCCTAACCTAGAGACCGATATTGTTGGTGATTGGGCGGTTCACGGTCAGTGGATAATCAGGACGGTGTGACTTTTATGGATAAAATAGAGATAAAGGGAATCATCGACGGATTGGATGTCGGCCCTTTCGGTGGGTATGACATTACGGAAGTCATGGTCCCGCAGCAGCTGATGACAAAAGGGATTTCTACGGTATTCCCAAACTCATACAGGAACATAACCGCGATAAGGTGCGCGCCAAGTGTCACTACCATAGCAGATGGGAATCTATCAGGATGCGAGAGCCTGACGACGTTCCAGTTCTCTGATTCAATATCGACGGTAGGGGATTCCGCCTTTGTAGGGCTTGATAATATTCGGAAGGTCATTTACGGGAAGAGCGTTCCGTCTACCGCTAGATTGAACATGATAGCGCCCAATGCAACGGAGGTTGAGTGGACGGAAGGAGCGGAGTCTACCGGAACCTATTGTTGCAGTGATGCGGCATCTCTAACTACCGTTTCCTTCCCTGATTCGCTTATAAGGATAACCACGGAATGCTTCAAAGGATGCACGGCTCTTGAATCTTTTGATTTATCAAACATAGAACAGATTGAAAGCTCTGGATTCAAAGGATGTACCGCATTGAGGGAGATATCCTTCTCTTCGGCCATAAAGGCTATATACGGCGATGCCTTTTCAGGGTGTTCTGGGCTGGAAACAGTTTCCATTCAGGATGAATCGAATTGGTGCAAGGTGTCGTTCGCGAATGCCGAATCTAATCCGATGAAGTATGCTTCGACAATCACCCACAACAATGGTGAGTTGTTCGTATCGCTGGATAACCCTTATGCGGAAAAGATTTCCAACTATGCTTTTGCGCATTGTGCCTCACTTGAAAGTGTCTCTCTACAAGGCATTACGAATGAGATAGGAGACTATGCTTTCGACAGTTGCCTTGCTCTATCACAGGCTACGGCATCTGGGGTTAATAAGATAGGGCAATATTCCTTTAGGGGATGTACCGCACTCCTATCGGCAGATTCAATCATTTCTCATGCGACAAGCCTAGGGCAGTACGCCTTTTATGGATGTTCCTCTATTCCTTCGCTTCGCATACCTGGTTCTATTTCTTCTATTCCTTCGAATGCTTTTCGCTTTTGTACGGGGTTGACTTCTGTTGTCATTGAGGATGGAGTCACTTCAATAGGAGACTATGCGTTTGCAAACTGCCCGAGCCTGACAACAATTACGATTCCACCTAGTGTGGTATCAATCTCTACAACCGCTTTTGTTGGAACTGGAATATCTTCCGTTACTACGGACGACGGGATGGTTACTTTGCAGGGTGGGGTTGTGTCTTCCATCTCTGCAGATGCTACATCAATCAATTTCAATATGCTTACCGTTCATGACAGTCTCGTGACAGTTGTTGGCTTTATGAACGGAGTGTTTAGCGGGAAGAAAGGTCTAACCTCTCTCGTTTTGCCAGAATCAATGAGGACAATTCCAGATTCTTGTTTCAGCGGTTTTACAAACCTAACGGAGGTTACTCTCCCTCAATCACTAGAATCCATAGGGCGATACTCTTTCTGGAACTGTTCCTCCCTAACGTCAATTTCCATACCTGATTCCGTAAGGTCAATAGGAGATTCGGCTTTCAGCCTTACGACTTCACTAGTGACTATCAAGATAGAAAGTACGTCTAGACTAGATACGATTGGTGTCTCAGCCTTCTATCGTTCTGGTGTTAGGACAACATCTACTGCCACCGGGCAGACCAACAACTTCATACTACCGAACGGGATGAAGTCAATCGGGACTAATTCGTTTCAGAGTTGTGAGTCTCTATTGCGCTTTGGAATAAGTGACAGAAGCGAATCCATGCCTGCAGACTGCGTTATAGGCGACGGAGTGTTCAAGGGGTGTACATCTCTGACAACGGTGGCTTTCGGCAACGGAGTATCCTATGTAGGAGAGAACTTGTTCGAAGGGTGTTCGTCGATAGAATATGACACGGCGTCACTCCCTCCTCTGAAACTGATGGACGGATGGGTGGTTGGATGGTCTGGCAGCGCCAATGATGGATTGGTTATCGGGTCGGAGGCAAGGGGCATTGCACAGAGGGCACTAAGCGGCTGGACTTATCTTACTGGTGAATTGACAATCCAACCAAGTGTGATCCTGTGCGACTATGCTTTCGAAGGATGTACCAATCTCTCAAAGGCTACAATAGAACCCCGGATGGACATTCAAAGAGGCCTTTTCAGCGGATGCTCAAAACTCGCATCTGTCTCTTTGCCAGAAGGGCTGCAGAAGATAGGAGACTATGCCTTCAACGGAGATTCCGCACTAAAGTCAATCACTCTACCAGATTCGCTATTGGCGATAGGGAGTTCGTCTTTTAGGGAAAGCGGTCTTACTTCGATTGTTGTCCCAGATGGAGTGACTTCACTAGGATCATATTGCTTCTACAACTGCTGGAAGATGATTTCTGCGAGGATTGGAAGGGGAATTACAGACCTTCCAACATGCATTTTCGGCACAGACCACCCAGATGATGCGGATGGGAACTTCTCTCACCTTACAACGGTGAAGTTCGACGGGGAGATTCACAATATTGGGAGAGGGGCTTTCCTCTACAACTACAACCTAAAGAACTTCTCTATCCCAAAGACTACAACCAGGATAGGTGCATATGCTTTCTTCGAGTGCGAGAGCATACAGAGTCTTGACATACCAGGGGGATGCAAGGAGATAGGGAATCGGGCATTCTGCGCAGTAGGGTTGGCATATCCAGAACTCATTGTGAATATAGCGGAAGGCGTTGAATCATTCGAAAAAGCTGCGACGGATTTAGGAGCCTTCCGCTACTGCTACAACCTGAAGAAGATTCGTATCCCTTCCACAGTTCGGCAGCTTGGAAGATGCACGTTCCGTCAATGCCCCGCTCTTGAGAAGATTGAATTTGTCGGGGACGCCCCCGACGTAGACAGAATTTTCGGGATAAACACAACGGAATCTGATGCCGTGCAGAACGGTCAGGTTACGATTTACGTTCAGCCAGGGGCAACTGGGTTTGGAACCATACCAGGCACGTGGCAGAACCAGAACACTAAATATATGGAAGGTTAGGCATTTATTACCCATGAGCGAGTTATACAAGTTAAAATACGAAGTAGTAGCTATCCTCAAGGAGAACATCATCAAGGGGATGGAGTCTTTCGGTCTCCCCATAACGGAGAAACCAAGAGACAACGGATGGATTGTTATGGAATCCGACCAGCCTGCTCTCCGTAACGCGGACAACGCCGTTCTATTTAATCTTGAGCACGTGGAGAGGATAGGATGGCAGGGAGAGCATCGCCTTTACAACAAGGAAACGGGCAAGTACGACGTTATCGACTGCTTCATCGAGCAGCAGACATGGAAGATTCGTGTGATGTGCAAGAGAAGCACAAAGCCAATTACGGACGATGACATTCCAGTTGTCGCTTCGGACGTGACGGGGATGCTCATAGCATGGTTCAACAGGTTAGGGGCAATGGAATTTCGCAAGCACAACATGGCAAACCTGTTCGTGCAGATGAAGGATGTCCGTACTTACAAGGACAAGTCAGACGTAAACCAGTGGACTACGGAGTTCCCTTTGAAATTGCAGGTGATTAAGCAGTTTGAAACGGAGATGGACACGGCAGAACCGGTGTACGGCGGCGGAGTCCCGATAGAGGGAGAGGCGGAAAGAAAGGTTGTTGAACAACCTAGAGAGTCAAAACCAGATGTCGCGGAGAATACTAGAACCGCCCGTCCTTCGCTGTTTAGAAGGATTTTCAGTAGGTTGGGGATTTTACCCAACGGCATTTCACAGGAAAACCCGACTAGGGCTAATGCGCCTATAGAGGGAATGAAAACAACAACAGGAGAACAAAATGGCAATCAATAGCAAGAACTATGTGGACATCTCCACCACATTCCCTAAAGCGGGCGCAACGAATAGGGCATTTGGCGGGTTGGTGTTCACTACAGGTACGGCTCTTATGCAAGAAGATGATTCCGATTATTCGGGAACCGTAGCCGACTATAATGCTGGGAAGGACATATCACTTTCTCTCGATGATGTGAAAGCGGTGTTCGGAAAGACATCTAAGGAATATGAATTCGCGGCGGGATACTATTCGTACACCAGCCCGTCCGGCAGATTCCCATGCATGCTCAAGTTCAAGGCTCTTAATACAGAGCTAACCCTTCTCGACAACTTCATTGAGCTTGACAAGTCAACAAATGCGTTTGGATCGTTTACATTCCTCCGTTCCGAGAGTGGGAGCGATTCAACAGCATCGGAAGACTCCTATCTGAAAGAACTACTCCAGGTTGCGGAGTACAACGATTATCTCGACACAAAGTATCTATTCGTTGTCAACCAGAAGGCGAAGGGTTACGCTGGGGACTACAAGTCCGCTATTGACAACTGCGGCGCCAATGAAGAAACTGCCAAGAACTTCGCTTTGTATTCCGGCGTGTGCTTCGTATACGGCGCAAGCGACGTTTCAGCCTATATGCCCATGGCGATTCTCGCGAGCACCGACTACACGACCGGGCAGGTCGTTAACTTCATGTTCAAGCAGTTCCCTAAAGAACTCCCGACTGTGTTTGATTCCAAGACATACGCCGACCTGAACCAGGGACTTGTGAACTTCTACGGTCGCACACAGTCGAACGGTCAGACGCTTGACTTCTTCCAGAGAGGTTTCAACACGGACGGGACGGACACTGCCTCATACTGCAATGAGATGTGGTTCAAGGCTGAGTGCGAAACCGCTCTTATGAATCTCCTTATCGAGAACGAGAGGCTTCCGGCCGACCAGAACGGGGTCGCGTCCGTGAAGGTTGCGGTCGCGGACGTTTGCACGATTGCAGGCAACAACGGAACATTCATGCAGAAGGATGCGGCTTCCGAAGATAGGAAAACAGTTCGCGAAATCGTGTCTCTCTCCGGCGGTGATGAACTTGATGTGGACAGCATCATCGTGGATGTCGGAACGAAGGGCTATTCCATCTACGCATATCTCGCGGAGAAGAAAGACCTCGAGAAACTTGGGAAGACGAGTGAGAAGATTATCGTGTACTATGTGTTCTACGGAACAGCAGACTCTGTCCGCTACATCAAGGGCAACGACATTCTTCTCAAGTAACAACAAGAACAGGAGCGTGAAAAATGGCTTGGGGTTTTAGAATTAAAGACGTATCCTTCGCGGGTTCTTCCGTAACCGTGGGCGGCGTTACCGTCACGGACTTTATGGACGATGCAAACCCCGTGGAATTCCAAGATGTTGAGGTGACGTCAGTTGGAGTTAACTGCAACGGCTCGATGATCCGCAATGCGAAGCCGAACGTCATTATGATGTCCGTCACGGTGATTCCGGGAAGCCAGTCCGACACTGGACTTTACAACCTCTGGAAGAAGTACCGTGTTCAGGGGGCATGGAATGCTGCTTGGGAGCAGTCTCTTTCAGCCACTGTAACGATTGGTTCCGGGCGCGGTTCTCGTACGTTCACGGACGGAACGATGGTGTCTGGTCCAGGCGGCCCTTCCTCCAACGGTGAGGGCAAGATGTCGGGGCGTACCTATACCTTCGCATTCGTGACGGCACTCTAGTCACGTGGATAGATACGGCGGTGGTCCTTGCCGCTGCCGGACGGCAAGTTCCACTCCCGACAACGGGGGTGGAACTTGGCGTTAAAAGGAGAGTGAGAGATGGCTAAAAAGATTTACGATTTGTCTTTTGCAGGGTCTACCATTACGATTGCCGGGGCGACGATAACGGATTTCATGGACGATGCCAACCCAATCGACATTCAGGACACGGAAACGGCAAACATCGAATGGTCGTGCAACGGAAGGATGATTAGAACAATCAAGCCCTCCGCCGTGATAATATCAGTCACTGTCATTCCAAATTCACCATCAGACAACAGGCTTAGGACAATCTGGAAAAGATCATTTGCTAACGGAGGTTCTGTAAGCCTGTTGGAAGCTAATAAAAGCCTAACCTGTACTATACAGGTAGGACGACCTGAAGGTGGAAGCTTCCAGTTTGCCGGTGGGACTTGTCTGTCTGGGGCTGCGGCAGTCACTTCGAACGGGCAGGGGAAGATGGGCGGGAACACCTATACTTTTGCTTTTGAGAACGTTGTCTAGGAGGTCTCTATCCTTTCAAGTTTGGCATTATTTGCGGCTTGATCAAGCCTCCAACTCACGTCACAGGAGCTACTAAACCATGGATCCAAAGAAGTTCATCGAACCAAAGGAATGCGAAATAGACGGCATCAAGTTCATCTTGTCTAGGATTCCAGCGGTTCAGGCGCAGCAGATTTACGGCGCGGTAATGCGTGAAAGCAAGGAAGACGGCGATATTGCAATGACCTATCTTTCTGAGGAGACGACAATTGCACTGCTTTCGTATTCCGCTATCAAGTCTGGAGATGAGGGAGCTGATTCGTGGACAGTTCTGGATAGTGACGCCCAGATAAACTTTGCCTGCCCGAAGATTGATGTTCTGATAAAACTGGAGGCGGCGATGATTCGTTACAACTTCGGTTTTTTATTCGATGGAACCCTCCAAGAAGTATTGGGGGTTCTTCGGGACGTCAGTCAGGACACATCAGCACAACCCTGACGTCAGACATGGTGGCGAGCGTAGTACATAGCGGAAGGGCTACGCTAAACGAGCTACGGACAATATACCATCTACAGGACTTGTACCGTCTTTGGGAGATTGACTACGTTCCGCTCTACAACCAGTGGTACGACAACGAAAGGCGAAAGGAGAAGGAGCGCTTGAACCAGTTGGCGAAGAGTCTAAGGCTGTAGGAATGCGGAAAAGGATACACGATGGCGATACCTCGATTTTGGTTCCCCAACATGGGGGCTAGAGAACTGAACGACTTCACCTCCTGGAACACGATTTCGAGGGGGGTGAGCGGTGCTGCCTCCAGCACTAGGAAGTTCATTAAGAATTACGGTGAGGTCGGTGCCATTCATGCATCAAACGCAGAGGGAAGAGATAGTCTAAAGTACGGGCATTTCACTTCTGCTATAGGCGGGATGCGTGGGCAGATAGGAGGGCAGGAAGGTCAGAAATTTGATGCAAGTATAAACTCATTCTTGCAGAAATTGCAGGCGGCTGGTGGGCACAAGATAGGAGGTGCAGACCTTTCAAAGGCGATAGGAGACCTGCACAAGGAGATAGAAGAGATAGCATCTACTCTTGGCGGAAGCCAGGGAAACATTCTCAAAGATTTCACAACCACCCTTAGAAATCTAGAAACAAAATCTTTGAGGGGTGGTGTCGGAGCATTGGGTGGGGGGACACGAGATTCGATCAAAGCAGCTTTCGGGCTAAAGGCTGACAATTCCATCGAGTCCGCCAGAAAGCAGATGGCGGAGGAAATCAAGAATGCAGGGAAGGAGCTTTCGTCTGTCGGGCTAAAACTTTCCCTTGATCGTGTTGTTAGAGAGATGGAGCGGTTGTCCGCTTCAGCAAAGGATGCCGCAGAAAAGCAACGAATACTTGCCAATGCACAGAAAAGAATACACAGTCTAGCAAGTGGAACCATTGGAGGCCCTGACAGGGAAATTCTTGAAGGTCTTGCACAAAGTTCTGGCAAGAATGTTGGAGAGTTGCAGAAGTCGCTTCTCGGGCAAGCTTCAAATCGTAAGGGGTTGGAGTTTTCCAATAGAGTAGCGCAACTCACGCATGCTATTGGCGGAGCGACGAGGTATCTGATTCCGCTCAAGAGAACCCTTGACGTAGGTAATACGATATTCCAGAACGTCAATAGCAAGTTCAACCAGTTTGCCCGTATGCAGATGCGGGTTTCGGCCGAGAGAGGCGCATTTGGGCGTCAGGTTAGAGGTGCCGGAATCAATTACGGTCATATGATGACCGCAATCGGTGCGGGGCGGTCAGCAGGGATGGAAGACCGTCAGGTCATAGGACAGATGGTTGGACTGCAGACTCAACTTGCCCAGGCTAGATGGGGAGAGGGCGGACTTGCGGAGAACGTTGGGCGATGGGGAATATCAGTTTACAATGGTGCGGGAGGTGTTAAGGAAGCGCATGACCTGATGATAGACTTCTCCCGCAAGCTGAAGTCTCTCGGAACAAACATGGAGAAGCTTCAGTTCCTCCATGCGATTGGTAGGCGTCCAGAGGAGATGGAATATGTCGCAAACTACGAGAAGCAGGCAAAGCGGATGGAATGGCTCAAGCAGAACCCGCACATGCAGGGCATTCTCGAAAAGGCGGACATTCTAGATGAAACAGGATTTAGCGCAAAAGCGGATGCGGCGACAAAGATAGAACTTCGGCGTAGGGAGATCCTGAACCAGAATGCGATAGAGCAGGGACCGTTTGAGGCGTTGAAGAGGTCGTTGAATCCAGAAAACTGGCTATTGAACGACTGGACTGCGAGACAGAAGGGAGTCCAGCAGGCAAGGGGCGAACTTGCCATGGAACGGCTTACCCGCGTGATGCAGGAGATAGCGGCACAGGGCAGGAAGAAAGGTGGCGGATCTTCTGTTTCGGCAGCAAGGATGCTTTCGGCGGAAGACTTGGCCGCATTGAGCACCATCGCCCAGAAGGAGATTGACAACAAGGGCGGCAAGGCTGGATTTGCCGGCGTGCTCGACGCCTACAAAAACTCTTTCGGCATGGAGTTCGACGTAAGGACTCCTATTGAGAAACTTCAGGCATCACTCGTTCCACTCACGAACAAGATAGCCGAATTGTGCGAAAGAATCTACCAGAGTCTGGCTAAGGGAGCGATGGGTAAGGCTGTCAACTATGCAGCCGAAAACCCATTGAAGTCAATAGCCATCGTGCTAGGTTCGGTGATGCTTCTGAGGAAGTCTCCTAGTATCATAGGCGGCTTGCTTAAGCGTGGAGTAGGGATAGGTGGAGCGAAAGGAGCATCGGAGGGGCTAGGCTCCATAGGCAAGGAGGCAGCGAAGGCGACCGAAAAGGCGGCCGGTAAGAGTGTAGCTAAAGCTGCGATGACTGCTGCCGAGAAAGAAGCCAATATAGCCGCTGGAATCATTCCAGACGCGAAGGGCGTATACCATATTCCGTCAGATGGTCTTGGCAAGGGGGCTGCTTCTGCCGCAACTGCATCAGAGGCAGTAGCGAAGGGGGCTGAATCTGCTGCAAGTGGGAGCGGTCGTGTCTGGTGGAAGCCTAGCACATGGTTCAAGGGCGGAGGCGGAGCGGCGGTTGAATCTGCTGCGTCCACGACCTCTTCCGTAAGCGGCTCCATCGGTAAGGGAGCGGCGAAGTCAACCGAAACGGCTGTAGAGAAGGGCGTATCGAAGTCTCTCGGCAAGACGTTGGCTAAAGGAGCGGGGAGTGTTGCAACTCTAGCGTTCTTTGCATATGATTCGAAGGAGGCCTACGATGCCTATTCAAGAGGCGACACCGCCGAGGGGAATAGGACGATGGGGTCTGCAGTAGGGGGGCTTGCAGGTGCGGCTTTGGGGTTGAAAGCCGGTCTTGCTTTGGGAGGTAAAATCGGTGCTTTGGCAGGGACAGCGGCCGCTCCTGGTGTTGGAACGGCGCTTGGAGGCTTCATTGGCGCGACAATTTTAGGAACAGGCGGGGCTATTCTCGGTGCATATGGGATGGACAAGTTGAATGAGGGCTTGGAGGTACAAGGCAGCGATGCACAGAGGAAGAAGACGGCCGGATTCCAAAAGGGAGATTTCGTTGTAGACCCGAGGAGGGCTTCCGAAGACTTCATCAATTCACTACGTGCCGCCTTAAAGAACAACGACCTTACTAGAGCGATTAATATGCTAGACAGCAAGGGCATACAGGTGGACATTGAGGCTCTAAAGGATGAGAAGTTCCAGAAGGACGACTCCTATGCGAACCAGGTTCTCCAGGGGTCGGCGTTGGCAAGTACCATAGCTTCATATGTAGCCAAGACAGGGCATGCGATATCGGCAGATGAATACAATGCGGCTCTCGAAAAGGACAAGTATTACCAGAGTGCCAGAGCGGCAGGAATCCAGATGACTTCGAACGACCTCAACAATGCCGTGATGAGACAGACTGGGTATTCTGGAAAAGCAAAGGCAACCACCTTTGAGATGGCAAAAAGATACCTCAAGTACGGATGGAACACACCAGAGGCGATGAGAGAGGAGATGGCTCGTGTCGCCGAAAAGAATCCTGGTCTGTCCTATTCCGAACGAAAAGCAAAGGCGGAGGAGAACCTTAAGAAAAAGCATGCCCAGAACCTGACTCAGGCAGATTACCAGAACGTAGCTAATTCCATGTGGAACAGGAATCAAGATATTCTTGAGTACAACGACCTTGCGGATGAAGCAAAACGATACGGGATGGACGGCTACGGGATTCGCAGAAACAGTGAGGGGCAGATGATGGATGCAGAAGGATACCTTGTAGACAGCAACGGGAACAGGATAGACAAGGGAGGCAGGCATGAGGGCGATGAAGGATATGAAGCGGCAAGAGTAGGTGCTGCCTTGTCAGAAGATGGCATATACGCCTATGAGGCTCTGATGGAGTTCAGGAGAGCTCACCCCGAGGCCAAGCAGTCGTGGCTATTAAAACGAACGAAGTCGATGGCGAATAAATACCTAGACAAGTCAGAAGAGGAGCGGCAGGGACTAGCCTTGGGCGTCATGGAGAAGCAAGGTATAGACACATCGAAGAGAACTTTTAGCCAGATGTTCAATGAAGAGAAACAGAAGAAATTCCGTGATTTTATGAATTCACATGAGAACATGGATGCAAGTCAGGCTCTTGCGGAATTCTCCATGCAGAATGGTATGTCGCTAGAAGAGGGGAGAGAGTTCCTTTACAATAACAAAGATGCGATTAGCGGAACTGGAGACAAGTACCTAGGCCTTTGGGCTGAACTGCAAAAGAGCAAGTCTTTCAAGGCAGAGCAGAAAAGAGAAAATGCTAGGAAGAAGAAGGAAGAAGAAACAAAGGGGTACAAGGAGGCGATTCAGAACGCCTCTCTGGAAGAAATTACGGCGGCATTAGGAGGCGAGGAGGGGCAGGCAAAAGCTCTGAAATCACAGATATATGAAGACTGGGGTGATTTGCCAGAAGAGGCGAAGAAGGAACGGGAAAGGTTAATCAATCGGGTAGGAAGGAAACTGTCGAAGAAAGACAAGAATGGAGGGAACGGCAAATACAAGCCACTCAATGAGCCGTATAAGCCTACAGCGGAAGAGCAGGCTGACATAGATGCTGCTGACAAGGAATCGGCACGTCTCGTGAAGGAGCAGCAGAGGGCGAAGAAGATGCGCCCTCTCGCAGAGTATTCCGACATTCGGTATATGGGTGACCTTATCCAGAGAGGCGGGATAGCAGACGACGATAAGGAACTCGCGAAGCACTTCGGGGAGGATCGTGTTCGGCAGTTTAGGAAAGCACAGCAGGATGGGACTCTTGAACATCTGATGAACGGAGACCATTACAAGGATGTGAAAGCGAAGAAGAAGAGGAATAAGCCACAGATGTCAAGAGAGCAGGCGGAAGCCGCCTATCGTCAGATGGCTGAGGCTAACTTCAAGCAGAAAGAGGGCGAATCTGATGAAGACTACAAGAAGAGGATAGATGAGCAGGTTGCTTCCAACATGGAACTTTACGATACCCTTCACCCGCAGAAGAAGGGCAAAGCAGGAGGGAAGGGATCAGGAGCTGCAGAGGCGGCTAGCGCTGCTTCGGCAGGAGCAACAGGCGCAATGGAGTCTTCGAAGTCCAAGGCGGAGCAGGCATCACAGAAGATGGCGGATACGGGGGCAGCCGCAAACGCCGCCGCTGCAAGCGCAAAGGAAGCCCAAGGGGCGGTAGGAGGATCGGTGGTGAAAAACACCACAATCAACATGGGAGGGCAGACTATCACCCAGAACATTAGCGGAGAGCATTCTATGGACGCGGAAGGTATGAAGAGGGGAACGATGCAGGGTGCTTCCGAGATAACGAACATGATGGCCGCAAGCGTAGCGGGCGTGTCCCAGCATACGAGAGACTGTTAAATCCATGATTTTCTAGGCAGATATTAGCACAAGGAAGGAGGTATAGAAGAGCAATGGCGGATTTCAATTCAGACGGTGGCAAGGGGAACGTGAATCCCGTGTACATCTCGATAAAAGGTACTCCTCTCCTTCAGATTTTCCCGACCAACTACACGGAGAAGAACCACTGTACAATGCTCGGGTCCCCTTCGGAGAAGGGGTTGCAGATGTTCGATAACAAGGTTCGTCAACCGTCAACAGTCCAGTTCACGGGGATATTGAAGGTTGCGCAGAAATCAGCGATGACGAAACTTCGAGTGCAAATCAAGAAGAACCAGCTTTCTGACATTCTTTGCACGTTCCAGTCAAAATCAGGAACAATAGAGAACATGATAATTGAATCAATTGAGGAGGTTGGGGACTCGAACAGATACGACGCGATGGAGGTTAGGGTATCGCTGTCCGAGTATCTGGAGCACAACAGATCATAATCCTTTGAGGCTTGTTTTTAGGATGACTCAGAGATACATAGGTAATGTTGAAGACCAGACCGTTTCACTTTCCATAAACGGAAAGACGTTCTCGTTTCATTTCTTCGCTTTTAGGACCCTGATGTATGTAGACATCTCGCAGAACGGAGAATATCTCGTTCGTGCGAAGAGGATAATGCCTAATAGGTGGCTGATTCCAGAGTATTCCGCAACCGGGATTGGAAACATTCGTTTCGAGACGTACAAGGCAGATGAGGAAGATTACGTGTGGTATGATGAATTCAACACGAAGTTCAGGCTGGTTTCCTATCGTGCGAATGAGATAGAAGAGATGGAATCCGCCGAATCCGGAGGGTAGACAGAATGGCGGGCTCAAAATTTTTCGGGCGTAGATATCGCCTAATTATAAAGCCACCAGGCGGGAAAGAAATGACGTTCGAGGTCGAGGACGGCAAACCCGCCATGGACATAAAATTCGACGTAACCTATGCAAGGGGGCAGACAGCGAGAGAGGGGACAGTCTCCATTCTCGGTCTAGGGCACAGTACCATACACGAATTCATCTCTCTGGCCGCAAGGGACAGAGGGAAGGCATTGTCGCAGAGAGCACAGTTGCGGCTACAGGTAGGCTACTTTTCCAATTCTAGCATGGTTGAGATTCTTGACGGGTTCATCTGGTACGCTACTGTCACTTCTCCTCCGCAGATGTGGCTAAACCTCAAGGTGTCTGAATACGACCCAATGGGAGACATGGAGATAAAACTTCAAAGCAACTTCACAAACCGAACGCTACCGCAAATACTAGAAGCCCTATGCGCCGACATTGGGGATGAGGACTACGGGATGGGGATACCGTACAAGTGGGAAGACAAGACAGAAGATGAGATAATAGAGTCAGACGAAGAGAAGGTAACTCTGAATGTAGATGAAAAGATGTCCCTCGGAGACATAATGACCCTACTGAACAGCAAGTTTGCAAACAAGGCCAGCTTCATCTTGAATACCACGAACAGCGACGGATGCAGAAGAATCATCTGCCTTGACAAAGCTCAGGAGAAAGCAACAAGAGGCGAGATTCAAGTAGACAAAGACCACGGTCTTCTCTCCGTTACGGGCATCGACGCGGTAAGCGGGTGTATTACTACCTTCATCGACGGGTCTTGTACAGACGAATTGAGCCACCTTAACCTCCGTAGTGAATTGAACCAGCAGGCGAACGGAAGGTACTTCATCATCAAGAAGCAGTTCGTAGGGCATTTTATGGGACAGGAATGGTACACGAGGTATTTCTGCTCCGCCAGAGAGGACGCCTAACCGTGATAGAAGAAAATTCTCTAGAGACTATAAATGAAAACCCAAACTCCGTATCAGACCTTCGTGTAGCCCTACGGCAGTTTTCTGAGGGCATAAAACGGGACATTCAGATATGTTTCCCTGCCTGCATCTATTCGTATGACAGGACAACCCACACGGCGCTTGTCATGCCTTTGGTCAAGAGAGCTTTCTTCACTGGTGGTGAGTGGGTGTATCTTCGGCGCACGACATTCCAGACGACGGTTAGGAACATTCAGGCCGGCGGGTTCACAATTGACTTCCCGCTCTTCATCGGAGACACGGGGTGGGTCTTTTCGAGCGATAGAGACACGAGCCTGATAAAGAGAGAGGGGGCTTTGACTGAATCGGTATTGGCTGGAGACCGCAAGATAAACGTTGTGGAGGACTCCTATCAGCAGAAACCAGTCACGTTTGCCCTTCACACTCTTTCTTTCGGATTCTTCATTCCAGACAACTGGGGAAGGTGGGAAACACATCGGTTCAAGGACTGGCCGGGGGTTTCAATTGGCAATGCACTCTACATCGGCTCTTCGATAGACACGGAAGACGCGGACGAGGTGGGAGAGCAGAAGGGAGATGAGTATGAGAAGAAGACGACCTCTTCCGTTGTCCTTCAGAAGGGTGGAGGTGCTTACCTCCTTTCAAGCACACACATAAAATCTGATAACAAAGAAGACAAAGACCTTAATCGCACTTCAAAGGTGTCGGTAGTTGGCGACACAGTAGAGATTGCCGTAAGCGACATGTCCGAAGAGACACCAATAGACGCCTCTGTAACAATCGGCACGGATTCTGGGATAGTCATACGGCAGGACAATCCGAAGGACAAGCTCAACTTCATCGCTTCCGTGCAGGAAGACCAGTTCACGATGAGGCTCATGGACGTTGAGAACAAGAAGACCGTTAGTCTGTCTTTCGAAAATGGGCAGTTGGATATTCATACATCAGATGCGGTGAACATCTTTTCGCAGAAGGACGTGAACATAAAGGGAGCGGAACATGCCTATGTCTCTGCAACGGATGCAAGGGTTGTTGCGGCTGAAACCGCATCTGTTGCGGCTAAGACCGTATCGGCATCTGCAGAGGAGACGATTAACCTAGCGGCCGGAAAGAAGATCAACCTTACAGCCCCTGACGAGGTGAACATAATCACGGCTTCTAATGTTTCAATACTCGCCAAGAAGAAGGAAGCCAATATCAGCATAGCAACGAAATCGAAGGATGCGACAATCAACATAAAGTCTGAAGGCGAGAATGCAAAAATAGGGCTGATGACTGAATCAAAGGGAGCGACGATAGACGTCAGCACGAGCGGGGAGGGTTCTGACATATCAGTTAGGGCTGCCACGGCCAATGTTAACGTGAAGGCGAATGAGAAGGCAGTAGTTTCTGCAACATCAATCATGCTTGAAGGTAAAGTCCAGATATCGGGAGAATGTATTATAGACGGAAAGACGATCATTCAAGGGAAACAGCTCAAGGCTAGCTACGTCGAACACCCTGGCGGTCAAGCATGGATATACTAAGTTGGCAATAAGTGAGATACTATGGACTACACCAACCTATACGACTTCCAGACCAGCACGGGCATCATCGTACCAGATGATTCTTCCGTGCTTCTCGGCATACAGAAGAAGTTCCAGGAGATTTTCGGGACAGACATCGACCTATCTGCCGAGACTCCCGTTGGCCGTCTCATCGAGGCTTTCTCAGTGGTGGTGAAGACAACCCTCGGCGTCACAGCACAAACCGCAAACCAGTTCAACGTGAATGAGGCAACTGGAATCTATCTCGATGCGATAGCCCAGATTTACGGATTGAAGAGAATCGCCGGAACGAAGACCAAGATTACAATCAAGTGCTACTTCTCCGACAACATTACGGGCACGACGACAATCCCCGCCGGCTCTCTGATAATGAGCTCTTCAAACGGAAAGATGTTCAGCATCGACAGTGCAATCACAAACACAGGGTCGCAGGTAGAGGAAGGGACTGGTAGGCGGTATGCAGTAGGAACTGCCACGGCTACTCAAGACGGCCCTATTATTGCACCCGTTGGGTCGGTAAACTCTATCCAGACTGCGGTCATGGGATGGAACGGTGTGACAAATAGCGGCCCAACATACACTGGCACGGACATTGAGACTGATGAGGCTTTCCGCAAACGCATCATTCTCTCCCGCCCTGTAGGAATCGGGTTCAACACCCATCTCTTTTCGTCATTGAACCGTATTGATGGCGTCTACTCCAGCTGCGTGCTTGAAAACAACACCGGCACTGACATGGTTAAGAAAGACATCGTTATTCCGCCTCATTCGATCTACGTTGGAGTCGACTGCATAGAGACGGAAGACCTTCTTGGAGACATTGCTGGAGAGATATCGAGGGCAAAGCCAATCGGCGTTGGGATGGTGAATGAAGGTGTTTCGGAAGGAACTCTGTTCAGCCGTGAAGTGAAGTACGGATATGACGACGGCTATTCACAGACGATTCACTTCTACAAGGCGAAGAAAACCGCGATACTAGTAGACCTAACGTATTCGTTCGGAAAGTACACGGGCGAAGACGTGAAGCGGGACATAGCCGAAGTCGTGTCAGAGTATATAGACACCGTTGGTGTCGGCGGGACTGTCTATGGTACGATGATAGCCAACGAACTAATCAACCGGCTGAACATCGGCGTTGGGACGGTATGGCTGCAGAAGGAAGGAAGCAGCATTCCAGCCGACAACTCCGTGGAAATGATGGGATATGAGACTCCGTTCTCTATATCCGACAACATTTCTATCACCGAACTTACCTAACCGTTGGGGTAGACGTGGGATGAAGATTCACGAGGTAGACAATTCGCTGAATAACCTCGGAAAGGCTGTTCTGTGGCAGTACGACCGAGCCGTCCGACTATTGTCTGTGATGAAGCACATGCAGGTGCTGTATCATTGTGCCGTTGAGCAGTTCTGGGATTTCTGGACAAGCAAGGTTCTGGCGATTGACTCCTGCGGAGCATTCGGATGTTCCGTATGGGGAATCTTCCTAGGAGTGCCGAGGCCAACGGTAAAGGATGAGAACGGCAAGGACAGGCTAATCGCAACGTCCGTTTACAGAAAGATTCTTAAGGGTGCTTTCTATCTAATGAAAGCAACTAGTTCGTTCGATAGCATCGTGGGCTATCTCGAAATCATATTCGGGATCGGTGGCGATGAGAATCTTTCCAAGTGGTTTGTAACCGTCAGCGAATACGGATGGACAACCAACATAGACGAACTTAATGATGTGTACAAGAGCGGGGTTGCATATAGAAATGGAGACATATTCTCATTCGACAGGATGGGAGATGGAACACTAAGCAACTGGAAGTGCCTCAAGGACATTTCCATAGATGAGAATACTTCGTTTGAAGCTATAGCTGACTATGTGACTGCCACGAATGAGCCGACGAATGGGATGGGGGCCGATGAGACGCTTCTTCTGAAACTATACGACCCAGAAGGGATTTGCAGAAAGATAGGAGGAGCCCCCAAAAACTCACTGTCTATTTCTGTTGAGTATGAATTCGGAGATACGACAATCAAGGCTGAGGCAACGAGGCGGCGGAAGTGCGGAGTGACTTTGACGGACAACCAGGACTTGTCGATGGAATACGGAAAGTCCGAATACTACGATGAGATGCACAGGGACCAGAAAGCCATATTTGAGCAGAAAATGATGGACTTCTGCCCGTTCCCTCTTGGGATTAAGACGAATGAGCCGGTTGGAAGATGGACTTTTGGATTTTCAGGTCAGACTCCTCCTATGTATGTAGTTGGGGAAAGTTTTACAAAAGGTCAGATATTCGGGTATGTCATTGACGATTATAGGTGCAGCAACTATGTGTGCCTTGAAGACATAACCGCAGAAGAAAACACGTCGTTTGATGCGATAGCCGACAAGGTTGAGAAAACACATGATGGTGGGCCTCTCATACAGTCGTTTGGGGAGATGACTCCTCCATACATTGACCCTTCTAGGTTCTATAGCAAGTTCTATGCTGGAAATAGATTTTATTACAATACAGTAGGTGACTATGATAAGGTTACAGTGATTCCGTGGAGGTGTATGTTTGTCGGTCTTGAAAACGGGATGCTCAAGATATTCAAAAACACAACTGACAGGACTCTCTTTATACTATGGGACAAGCCAAAGAATCCGAACAATCTCACTGGATATATCTATGCTGACGTGTTCTATGAAGAAGCAGACACTTCTTCGCCAGAGTCTCATCTTGAATCTATGGCTAGAATAGCACGGGCACATGGATGCCCTGTAATCCCTTATGGCATAGCAATTGTTCCACAGGCAGACACTTATTATTCAGTTGGAAGTACAATATACGTGGATGGGAAGCCTCGAACTTTTAATTCTAGTATAAGAACGAGCAAGGGAGAAGGATTTCTACAGGAAATCATAAATGCCTCCTCTCCAGAATCTAATGCCGGCATGCACGACTGGTACCCATATAAAATCTGAAAGGCACACATAATGGACTTCGACAACATACCATTGGTACTAACGCCGTTCGCAGACGGGGATGCCGAGAAAGACTTCTCTTTTTTTGGGGACGGTATAACTCGCCAGATGACTGTCCCGACAGAAAACGGCGGGGCTCGGTTCACGAGACACCAGATGAATGGGATTGGATACCTTGCTACACTGGGAGCTTTCCTCGATAGAGTAGGATACCCATATGGGAAGGAGAGGCTAGACCCTTCCTCGTTCGGCGGATATCCAAAGGGTGCCATACTGATGACTATGGACAACAATGTGGTAAGAGAGTATGTCAGCCTCGTTGATAACAACACTCACCCGCTGCCTAGGGAGTCCGAAGACGGGACTTATGTCGGGGACGAATGGTGGGCTCCTACAATTCCTACTGAATCAGCTTCTTTCTTCCCAAGCTTCGCTTCCGCAACTGTTTATAAGAGCTTTGTCATTGGGCCTGTCCTTGACGCTAGCTCATCACAGTCCGTTACCGTAGATGTGGAAGACACGGCATGGTATAGCATAGAGCGTCACTTCTCCACGTCGCAATATGTATATCAAAACAAAGACTTTGGAGTCCTTAAAGACACTTTGTCGCTCTCAACTTGCGTCTTAAATATAGACATGCTAGGTGAGGGGATAACTAATGGGGGGGAGGTAAGAGCAGAAAATTTGAATGGGATTCTAGGCCCAAGCGCTAGCTGCCTTATACCTGTGTCTTTGAACCAGCAATTGCGTTTTGGTTTCACGCTCACCTCAAAATCAGACACAAACCGTTATTGCCACGTGACGATTCGGAAACTTAAGGCTATGGAGCTGCAATGACATTAGAGCAGGCAGACAAGATTGCCGATGTGATACTGTCGGCGCCAGAGGTATATGGTTCACCTCCAACCATGTTTCCTCTAGCAGCTAGTTTCGAATCTGGAAAGTATTGGAGTGAGGGCACCGTTAGGAATTCCGCTTGGCTAATAGGTCTTCCCGATCTGTCAGACACCCCTTTTGCCCGTGGTGTTTATTCATGCCGTTATGGATTCAGAGAATCATATTCCTCCATCATAAGCACATGGGGCTATACTGATTTTGGCACTGGTAAGTGGAGTGGACGTTATGTCACATTAGACGACATAAAAATGATGGCCTATGTAGGTATCGAGAACTATCGAGCAAAAATCCTAGGGCACAGGTGGCGGTTCAATGAGAAGGGGATCAACACAGTAAACGACACATATGCATACAGAAGGGGAAGCATTGTAAGACAAGACGATGGGAAGAGATGGGTAAAATGTCGTGATAACAATGTCACGCCCATTCCTGGTGTCACCATTGATGGATGGGTTGGGAGCAAAGGAACAGGTACAGCCCTTGACCCGATTCGATGGGTTCCAATGACTAGACGTCAGGCATTCAAGAAACCGCTAGTGGAGTCTGTCCCCCTTTTGGATGGAGTGTCTGTGCCGTTAGACAAGGTTACTCGGTTTATCAAAGCCGCAACAATTGTCGGACAAAACGATCTGGTTCAGCTTAGAAATGTGTGGGATTATTCATCTCTAGGAGAGACGATTTCAAATGTCCTAAATTGGGAGCAATTGTATCCTCTAAACGGAGAGGGCAGGATGGTTGTCTATATTTCTGAGGAAGATGGCCTAGAGAAAGCGAGCGATGAAAGTGTCGTAGCAGAGAAAAGCATTGTTTGGGGGACGAGCAACACATTGCCGATATATGAAGCCTGGTATAAAAACCCATCAGGAGAAACAATTAGTTGGTCTTCTTTTTCCCCTATCCATGGTGCAGAGCTCCAGGGGCAGGTTGGGGGGATGGTGACAAGGCATGCTTGTGCTTTTAGGTCTAGTTTCATTCCGCTTGCTGAGGGGCGAACCTACTACGTCTACATAAAGAGGGAAGAAAGCAGGGCCGGATGCTGGAGACGAAGTGACTTCCCTGAAGATGGATATGCTAGCGGGAAACTGGTAGTTTTCAGGGTAAAAACCGATCCGCTTGCACGACGATTCTAGCCCTTTATACATTTCGGCATTTATTGACATGAAAACACTTGGAAGAAATGCCGATAACGACCTCTATCTTGAAGCAGGAGGTCTTGCGATTCTACACGATGCCGATGCTCAATGCTCTGTCATCGAGTCCATACTACAGACGCAGAAGGGCGAACTTCAGTTCGACCAGGATAAGGGTATCGACTATTTCGGGACGGTTCTACAGAACGTCACATACATAGACTTCTGGGCCGCTCAGGTGCAGGATAGAATATCGGAGCTGGATTTCGTCGCTTCGGTGGACGACTTCACATATCGGTTCGACAGCGCCACAAGCACTCTATACTGGTCGATGACCGTTACAAACAATGACGATGAACGGCTAGACCTACAAAACAAAAAGACGGTTCTTGACACTTCTCCCGGAATAGACATATCGTGGAACGACATCTACGACAAGCCAACCGGGGTTCAACAGACTCTAGACATGGTAGAAGCCATGCATGCGGAGGCTGTTGACACAAGAGAGACGCTTACATCTGCATCTACTTTCCGAGAAACAAAGGCTCTCCTAAACAAGATAATCTTCGACCCAAACAACGAAGAGTATTCAAAGACAAGGCTCGTCACTTTTACATTCACTGGCGTTCCATTGGGAACTGTGATTGACGTTAGCAACCTACGTCTCGACATAGCGAATACAGCAGCAGAAGGAGAATACTACGCTCCCTTCATCTTTGAGATAGACGATGGGTTGAAGGTTAGAGCAGACCAGACGATATCTGTAGCCGCAACGGGAAACAAGGTTGTGTTTCTTGACACGGAGCGAGGGCAGGACGAAGAGGGACGCCCGTACACGACTCAAAAACACACACTCACAAAAGGCGGCACGATAACAATCACCATACGAGGGAATATCACACGAATCTGGAGCGCAGACGAAACAAAGCCAATCTTCATAAATTCAAAGGGTCTGCCTTTCTCTTATCTGTTTGGGTTCTCCGTTGGCGAGCGAGTCCCGCTGGCAGGCATTGGAGCAGGTGCTTTCTGTGGACTCAACAACCTACAGAAGGTTGTGTGGAAGGAAGGGGATGAAAAGGCCATCTCTTTCGGGGACCGTTCGTTCTATGGATGCTCTTCTCTCATGGAGATTACGTGGCTTCCAAAGAAGACAACTTCTCTTGGTGTCGGATGTTTTCAGGGCTGCAAGAGCCTAGTAAGCCTAAAGGGTCTTGAAAGCACTCTTGTAGAAGAAATCCCAGATGATTGCTTCTATGGATGCACTCAATTGAAGAACTGCGGAAACCTTCCAGAGAAGATTACTCGCATAGGTGCTCGTGTGTTCAAGGGATGCACGTCATTTAAGAATATAGACGAACTCCCGCAATCAGTGTCGTCTCTCGGCGAAGAGTGCTTCTGCGGATGCACGGGAATTACTGCTATTCTCTATCCCCCTGAATCTCTGACGACGATAGGGAAGAGGTGCTTCGCAGAATGCACGGCGTTGGAATCTCTGTACATCACCAATCGCACTAATGAGATAGGCGAAGAGGCTTTTGCTGGGTGCTCTCTCCTCTCTAACATAATGAGCGATGCAGAGGACGTTCCGGCCTTGGATGTTTCATCGTTTACAGGCGAAGAGCCTATCGTATATGTCCCCGCTTCACTACTTCCAGACTATCAGAGCGATTCCGTATGGGGAGTCATGACAGTCAAGAAGTACGGAGTGTATGAGTTCTCTCTTAAGGATATAGCGGCTGGGACGACGATCCTTTCTTCGACGAGCAACCTTGCATCAGATTCAATCTGGACAATCACGTTCGGAATAGGTGACAAGCAGCAGAGGTTCATTCCTTCTGTATCGGCACTCCCTTCTTTCACATACACGGGAGCAGCATCTGCTGCCACGATAACCCTAAAGGGGTATGTCCGCAGAATCGCTGCTGCCTCTTCAGGATTATATCCGTTCTTAGCAACAACAGCGGCAACTCGGTTCACCAATCTCGTATCCGTGACGATAAAGGATTCGCCTCTGGAATGGATTGGAGATTACACGTTTGCCCAGTGCCCTAATCTTCAAAGCATAGATTGCGGCTTTAAGGAGGAGCGGGACTACTGCCTTGGCGAACGGTCGTTCTGGGGATGCTCGTCTCTTTCTTGTACGGGGTGGCTCAAGGCGGGACTTGGAAGACTTGTCAAAGAGCGGCAGACAACCTATGAGCAGGGAGAGGACGGAACAATCATTCCTATAGAGAACATAGTTCTCTATCCGTCATTTGGCGACAGGTGCTTCTGGCAGTCAGGAATAACCGCTCTGGAATATGACGCTACGGACGTGACGGAACTTCCGCCATACTGCTTTGCGGAGACCAAGATATCCTCTCTAAATGGGATTGGAACGGAAGCTCTGAAATCGCTCGGAGACCACTGCTTCCACAAGTGCGAACAACTAAATTCCATAACCGCGCTGCGTGACACTGGAATTACAACACTCCCCGACTACTGCTTTGCGGAATGCCAGAACCTGCACAGCATCGAGGGAATGGAAAGTCTAGTCTCCGACGGAATGGGCAGCCATGTGTTTGAGGACTGCTCGATAGAGAGCCTGTCGCCGATAGAAAAAGCGGCTATGATCACGGCAATCGCCCCATATATGTTCGCGGGGTGCGCTCTGACGAGTTTGGAAGGTTTGACTGAAAAAATCGTCTCCCTTGGAGAGGGTTGCTTTAGCCGAAATGCAAATCTTATAGACATCTCGATATTGTCAGACCATGCGGAATCACCTAAAGTGACGGCTATCCCTGACAGGTGTTTCCAGGCGAGCGGAATCATAGCACTAATAGGATGTTGGAACATTACCTCTATCGGTGCTTATGCCTTTGCTGAATGCAGAGGACTTGTCGCGACTTCTGGGCTTGGCCCAGACATTGCTTCTATTGGAGACTATGCTTTCCAGAACTGCACTGGATTGAAGCATGTTTCGTGCGTTGCACTAACAGTTCCAAGTATTTCTTCGACTGCCTTTAGGGGAGTTTCAACATCAAGCATACCTCTCTATGTTAGAGATAGCATGGTGTCATCTTTCTCTTCCACAACCACGTGGAAGGACTTCTCGAGGGTAGTGTCAAGAACCATAAAGGTACACCTTCAGAATGTTGGCGGAGATGAATATGGTGACGTTAACATCGGCCCCTATGATGCCAACAACACAGGAGTGAGGGCTTCTATAGCCCCTTCGCTAGACATTCCTCTTGGAGTGTGGTATGTTGACTACGGAGACGACACTCCGTTGGAACACTATTACTCTGAATCTGGTCCAGGTGTGCAGAATGCACTGTCCGCCCACAGATTCAAGACAGCAGTGACAACGTATGTTGGCGAAGAGGAAAACGTCGAACTTGTTCCAACTCGCGGGAACTACACGATTACACTGTTCGGTGACATCATAGAAATATGGGGACAGCATACCGATGATGTTGTAAACAATGGCTACCCATCAGACGAACCAGAAAGCATGGAGTATTCGCCATTCCTCAGAGCTCTTTCTACATATGCTTCTGCGGTCACAATAAGTTCGGACTACCTTGAAAAGATTGGGAATTTCTGCTTCTTCAATTACGGCCAAGAAGCAAGTGGCTCCAATGTCAACTCGCTTTCCGTTTCCATAGAGATGAACGGAAACGGTAAGATAGGAGATTATTCCTTTGCGAAAAAGGGTACTTCCCGCGGGCCGATAGGGGTTCTTGGAGCATTCAATGCGGTAGAAGTTGGTGCTTATGCCTTCTATCAGTGCGGTCTCACCTCTTCTTCCATTTTTACTTCTCTTGTCACGGCATCGGAAGCCGCTTTTGCTAAAAACCCTCTTCTACCAGACCTGTCTGGATTCTCTTCTCTGAGAGAAGTAAGCAATAAACTGTTCGATGGATGCAGCGGGCTTGTCACAACCTCCGGCCTTTATTCCGTCACGAAAATCCATGCCCAAGGATTCCGTAACTGTTCTGGACTGGCAACCGTAAAAGACTTCAATGACTCATTCTCTCTGATAGAAGATTATGCTTTTGAAGGATGCAAGAGCATATCCAGAATCTTCATGGCGAATGTCAATCCGCCAGCATTGGAAGAACATGGATTCGATGATGGCGTTTTTGCTTCTGCCATTGTGTTTACCCCCGCAGGCAAAGAGAAGACCTATGAAACTACAGACTATTGGTCTAGATTCGCTACTGGGATAAAGGGAAGAATCCGCTCACGTTCCATTGAGTTTACTCTTACGAATGTAAATGCCGGTGACAAGACAATGGACGGAATGGGAATTGTCACGGCAACCGGGAACTGGGTTCTGTCCTATGGAGACGGAGAGCAGTCCTTCCAGTTCAGTAAGGGCGAGACTACTATCCCTTCTTATGAATTCAAGAAAACCTCCGAGCAGAAGGTTGTCAGGATCAGCGGGCCTGTCACATCTATAAGATGCTCCTCTAACGCTTACCCGATTTTCGGACAGTCCGTTGGGTCTAACACATGGATTACAAATGTAGAAGTTTCCGACGCGATGGAGATTACGGAGATTGGAGACTACCTGTTTAGGGGGTGTTCCTCACTCCGTTCAATCCCAGAGGCAACCACAATCGTGTCTGTAGGCGAATATGCCTTTGCAGATGCGACGACGCTATCCGACATAAGCGGGTTGTCGAATGTTGCTTCTGTTGAGCGGTATGCCTTCTCCGGGTGTTCTGACCTTACTAACCTATATGGGCTTCACCGTGTCACAACAATAGGGGAGAGGGCTTTCAACGGGTGTTCGTCCCTTCGGAAGATAGACGGACTTGGCACTGGTGTTAAAAGCATTGGCGATTATGCCTTTGCGAGCTGCCAGCTGCAAGAAGTTCAGATGTTTGCGGAAGAGCCTCCTACGATGCCTACCACGGCTTTCAGCGGCTTGTCTGCTGAAGTCCCCCTCTATGTCCGCACGAAGAGCCTTACGGCTTACAAGGAGGATCCCGTATGGGGAACTCTCTTCACCGACATAAGAAGCCGGTTCGTTGAATTCACCTTGACTGGATGCCCGTCCAATTTGTCCGTGAAAGGGGATTGCGGCAAGTTAAAGTCTGAGACATATTGTGTTGTAGACTGGGATGCATACGATTCGGACGGATTACCTTTCAGAAATGGAACGGAAGAGCAGAATCTTCCTAGCCACACATATTCGATTTCAGGAAATCACACGCTTCGTATAGAAGGATCGGTGACGTTCATCGGCTGCTCTCAGCCAACCGTCAACGAAATCGCCTCCCCCTATGAGGTGGGAGGTGGAACGGTTGTCCCTGATGGAGAGAGCTCTATCTCTGGCACATCGTTCCTCACATTGGAACACAATGGAACCATATTAGACGGAGAAGCCCATCTTCTAACAAGAGTCTCTAGGTCTCAACACTCCGTTCTTGCGGAAGTTGGCGACTCTGCTTTCCTTCGGAACAAGAGACTGTCTGCGGCATATCTGTCTGGCATCAATTCAATAGGCATTGCCGCATTCGCATATGACACTGCAATAGAATCCCTAACACTTCTTGATTCTGTTGGGAACATTGGGAAGTATGCCTTCTACGGATGCTCAGGACTTACCAGTGTGGTTGGTCTGAATGGGCTTGCTGACTCTGACAAGGTCATTCGGTTTTCAATAGCGGATTATGCCTTTGGCGGGATACCTAACCTCAAGTACATTCAGGTTGGAGTTCCTGTTGCGGACAATGCTGATATAACGGGGCTTTCTTTCGGAAAGTATGACCCAGAAAGTGACAAGAAGAACGTCTATGTGTATGTCCCGCTTGAATCCGTATCGTCGTACTTGGGGGAAGCAGAGTGGAAAAAGTTCGCGATAGCATCGCAGATTCTGACTTTCACGATGCTCAATGTCCCGACTGGAACTACAATACAAGGGATATCAGAAACAAACTCTTCCGGCGTTGCAAGAATCGTGTCTGAGTCAAGATGGTCGGTAGACTGGGACGACGGAACGATGAACACGATGGAAAGCAATCAAACGTCGTTCCCATCGCACACCTATATTTATGATGACAGTGCGGATTCACTCGAGAAGGCTAGGTGGGAAACCATCAACGGAGTGAAGTGCCGCAAGAAAATAGAGATTTCCATAACGGGAACTATAAAAAGTCTATCATGCCAGTCTAGTTCCAATTATCCGTTCCTTGCAACAGAAATCGGAAGAGGCAACCCATACCTCGTAAGCGTGACAGCTCCTGAATCAATGGGAAGCCTTGAAACTCTTGGTGATTTTGTGTTTCAGGGTTGCACGGCGCTAGAATCCGTGACAGGATTCTGCCATGTAACCTCGATTGGGCAGTATGCTTTCAACGGATGCACGTCTCTAACGAACATTGGCGATTCTGAATCTGGATTTGCAGAATGTACCTCGATAGGAAACAAGGCTTTTGCCAACTGCCAGAACCTTCAATCCCTTTCCTCATTCCCCAAGGTTCTGTCTATTGGTATTAGGGCGTTTGAGAACTGCATATCGCTCACCGGTACAACAGGACTTGGAAAGGACTATCAGGACAAGACAATAGCCCAGTGGGAATCGGAAGGAATGGTTGCGAGCTTTGGGGCCTATGCGTTCGATGGATGCGGGTTTGGCGCTATTGACATGTTCAACTACCAGAAGCCTCCGGTGATTCAAAACTCCACATTCCCAGGAGACCCGTCGGATGTTCTTGTCTTTGTATCGCCCGCAGAAGGAGTTCTTGATGCCTATAAAGGATCCGCGGGGTGGTCGAGATATTTCCAGAACATAATCGCCACGTCAAACCTCACCTTCACGATAGGAGAGGGTAACATTCCTACACCTACAGTAAAAACGGAAGACATCACGAGCAAGAATCCTGTTACGGGCAAAGACGAAGTGATAGGGACGAGAACAACCACTCGCGGGATTGCACTGTATGGAGCAAACGGTCGTCTAGACTTCTCCGGTCAGTATGTCCTCATAGACTGGGGCGACGGTACTACAACCACCAAGCTAAACACGAGCGGAGAGGACGTGCAGGGATGGACATTCCCAAACCACGCATACTCTTCCGGCGTGACGGGTGGTGCTGTGACAATCAGCATTCGTGGAGACATAGCTAAAATATACACTGCAGATGCCTATGACGTTCCGTTGGAGGAAAATGCAACCCCACAGGAAGGGAAGAAGCCTTTTATTGCCCTGGCACCATTTGAAATGGTTGTGGACACCTCTTCAGAAAGCCAGCTGCCAGAGGTCTCTATAGACAGCACCCCAGAGAACATCTCCTATAAATTCAAACTGGATATCGAGGTCGGGGACAACTCTAAACTATCCCGCATTGGTACATACTGTTTCGCAGGAAGCAACATATCGTCTCTCTCATTCGGGAAGCCTTCCGAAGACTCTGGTATAGAGATTGCTGACTGTGCTTTCTATAAGTGCAACTCTTCGTCTCTAAGCCCTGTCGCCTCCTATGGGGCAGTGAAACTCGTCGGTGCCTATGCTTTTGCTGAATGTTCTCAGTTGGAGACAACTGGTTTCATCGCGGGAGCATCGTCTATCGGTAAGAAGGCATTCTTTAGGTGCTCTAGTATAAAGGGAGTAACCCTTTCTAGCACGATGGTGTCCGTGTGTGATTCCGCGTTCGAAGGGTGCTATGGGATAACGGAAGGTATATTCTGGGATCAGGCTACCGACGCTGCCATGCTAGCAAAAGAGGACATAAAGATAGGCGATAGGGCTTTTTACGGCTGCGCTGGACAGAACAACGCCGGGTGGCCGATATCGCTTCCTTCGCAGTTGCATACAATCGGTGTGAGCGCATTTGCGAAGTGCGGGATGGGCTCGTTCAGTTGGGGTTCTACCAAACACCCAAGCACTGCTAGAGCCCCATACCAGTTGCAAGAGGCTAAAAGTCCGAATGACACTGCTGGAATCTTTGAGGAATGCTCCAGTTTGACCTCCGTTTCAATTTCTCATGAACTATCAAAGATTCCAACAAGAGCATTCTGCTCATGCAATAAACTTTCTGAAGTCAGCACTATTAGCAGACTTGCGACAATCAACCCGTATGCTTTCTTCGGATGCTCTAACCTGTCCAATGTTAGCATCGCCAATATCCTTGCAAATGCAGCCGGCACGATAGGTCAGTATGCCTTTGCTAAATGCGACAACATCACAGAGGTCTCAATACCTGAGTCCGTTACGGCACTTGGTGAGGGGTGCTTCAACCGGTCTTCTGATTACTTCATGCTCGGCAACTATGAAAAATCCGACGCCTTTGAAGTGAGCGAAGTTCCAATCTACCATGGCCTTAAAGACTATGAAGATTGGATGACAGAAACATACGGAAGTGAGAGAATAGACAAGTGGGGAATTTACGATAGGTTCCTCTATGTCCCATCTACAACCGACTTGCCGCTTTCCGTGTCTTGGGGCAATGATTCAGGTGTTGTCGGGGACGGCTGTTTTATGAACTGCCAAGGTCTCAAAATTGATTGGGCTCACTTCCCTAAATTGACAAGAGTCCCCGATTACTGCTTCTACAACTGCCAGAACTTGTTCAGTGGAGATAATCTTTCCGTCCTCCCAGACTCCATTACTTATTTCGGAAGGTTCTCTTTGGCGAGAACAGGGATGGTCGAAATTGGAAGAAGTAAAAAAGATGAGGAGACAGGTGAAACAATAAAAGGGAGCCCTATTTCTGCTAACCTTTCTCCTGCCCTATTTTTGGGATGTTCTAATCTCAAAACACTTGGTGATGTCAAGGGGGAAGGTGAATCAAAATTTGTAGATGGGCTAGCATGTCTGTTTTCTACTATACCTTCCGCAATTCCAGATGGATGCTTCTATGGGTGTTCTTCCCTCTCTGACATAAACACATTGGCTAAGGACGTTCCAAACATCAAGAGGCTCGGTCAGTATAGTTTTGCGAACTGCACAAGCCTTTCCGGGAGAGGTGAACATAACATTACCAGTGCATTGGCGGAGATTACGCAAATAGACGATGGATGCTTTATGAACTGCTCTGGAATCAAGGGTGAGTTCAAGGGCATTCCTAAAGTATCCTATTATCCGTATCTCTCATTTTATGGCTGCACGGGGATTAGCGAGATTTCGCAATTCTACGATCCTACCATTTCAAGAGAAATAGATGTGACTCTGGAAGGTGAATCATTTGGCGGCATATCGTTGCTAGACAAGATAAACCTCCCATATTCCACAATGGTTAAGATTGTTGGAGCTAACGGGTCAAACGACCCGTTCAGCGGAGTACCATACAATGATGATGGGAAGCGCGATGCTATAATAGTAGTCCCGAACGAACTCCTATCAGAATACACCTCTGATTCATATTGGAAAGAGTTTTACATTTCCACTTCGTTTGACGGACTTACTCCGTGCATGGTTATCACAATGTCTGTTCCAAGTGTCGGCGGGACGATAAAAGGATTCGGGCGTATAGAGGTTGACACTACAGAAACGGACATGCTCGCTTTCTCATGGGGAGATGGCACTGCAGACGTGTTTACTAATGAGATTGTTGGAGGGGTGCTAGACCTTTCAGGTATCTCGCACACATACGACTTCGGTCTTTCAGAAGGGGAAGTTGATCAAAGCATAACAATCTCGATATATGGCGACGTCACGGCTGTGTCCGGCGCAGCTGACAGCGAGATGTCGTCCGTTATCACGAACAAGACCGTTGTCCCGTTCCTCTATACAGCTATCACCGCAATGCAGGATAGCCAGCCAAGACGTGCCATAAATACATGGTTTAGGAGCATCACCTTCTCAACGAGCAAGCTCACAAAGATAGGCGACGGTGCTTTTGGGTACTGTACTGAGATGGCCGCTCCAGACATACCACTGTCTGTTAAGGAGATTGGTAACAATGCCTTCTTCGGATGCGACAAGATAACCTCTCTCGATATGATTCCAGAGGGGACTGCCATATCCAAGCTCGGGCAATACTGCTTTGCATATTGCCAAAATCTGGTAGACTATTCCGGGTTTTCAAGGTTGATAACTCTTGAGGCCGTTCCAAACGGGTGTTTCGCAAAGGAAAAATCGGTTATTCCAGGGACACAACAGAAGCTGGATTGGCTGCCTGCATCAGTAAAGAGCATAGGGTTTGCTGCATTTCAGCACGTGTGCTTCTCCTATTTCGACGTAAAGACAGAAACGCCTATCACGGTTGGGAACTATGCATTCCGTTACAACAACTCTCTCGTAGACTTCACGGATGGAGAAGGCAACCCTGGCATTAGTCTCAATCTCACAGGAACGAATGTGTTTAGGGACTGCAAGGCTTTGACCTCATTGGAAGGTCTAACCCTATCTCCTTCAAACTCCGCTATCCCTGCTGGTACTTTCAGAGGGTGTAGTGCTCTTAGCGACATAAGCGACATTCCTTCGCAGATTATCTCTATCGGTGAAGCCGCATTCTATGGAACTGCCGTTTCAAACCTATCTCAGATACCATCTTCGATAACGACTATCGGTTCTGACCCGTTCCCTCCTTACAATGAAGACTTCGTGAAAGATCTCGGAGGGGCTTTCGAAGAGTGCCGTTCGCTTACTACATTGGAAGGCATGCCTTCCAGCATCACAAAGATAGGAACGGCCGCTTTCAAGGGATGCTCATTAGGAGACCTTACTGGATTAAGCGAAAACGTCTCAAAGCTAGGGGCTTACTGCTTCTATGGATGCTCACTGATGGAGGACATAGACGGTCTATCATCAAAGGTATCTGCGCTGCCTGAAGGTGGCTTTGGGGAATGCCCAGGCCTTACTTCGCTTTCAATCCCGTCCACAATCACAACAATCGGAAAGAAGTGTTTTGCTCAAAGCTCTAATCTGGAGAGAATAGTTCTTCACAATACAGGCATAACCAACCTAGAGGACAATCCTAGTTCAGATGAAAGCGCAAACTGCTTCCCATATGGAACGCTAAACAAAGCGTCTTCCTTCCAGATAGTTGTTCCTTCGTCTGCACTTGCTGGGTATCAGGCGCTCTGGGCAGCAACTGGAAGGTTCGACAGAGTTAAAATTGTCAACGGTTCGTAAATGCCTGGGGATTTCCCTTTTTGGCATTTCGTGAAATGGACCCGGCAATATTCAGAAAAGGAGATGCTTCTAGCGTTCTTGTGATAGACAAGTCGTGGAACGACATCATAGACAAGCCGGACTTCTTCGATGAGCTTGCGGAGCGGATTGTGAAGATGTCCGATGCAGCGGAGTCCATTGGCCTAATGCTTAAGTCAACGACGTTCCCGCAGTTCAAGGAAGCGATAAATGAGATTCTTATGAATCCTCTTCTGTCTTCCGTGGAACACGACGGAAACAACGTGGTTCAGAAGCCCGGAACTGTTCTTGCCGATGCTTTATGGGATGAGATAGAAAAGCCGGATGCGGTGTGGGCGAAACTGCGTGATGCGATAGCAAAGGCATACGGCATGAAAGAGAAGATTGCGGAGAGGTCTCCGCTAACCAGTGCAGACCTTCTCTTGCAGGCCAAGACCACATTCAACGATACAATTGTGAAGCCGTTGCTTGGAATCAACGACGACGAATAGACGAATTTCCCGAACTCTCGGAGGACGATGATGAAAATTGCTGGAACAATCAGGAAATACCTACTTGCTACAGTTTCCGTAGTCGCCATGGCCGCTTCCCTCATGGGTGCTCCAACGGACAAGCCGAAGATTACCGACACGTTGAACGACTTCAATCCTGAGTACCCTATTGGGATTTTTGTGCAGGAGATAGTGAGCAATCAGGTTGTCTCGTCCGTCATTCTCACTAACGGAGTTCTCTCCGTTGGTTCTGAAACCATTAACATAGCACAGCCGAGCCACGACGTAGTTGAAACAAACGTGGTCGCAGGTTCTCTTGTGATAACTACAAACACATACTATACCGTGTATGAGGACGGTCTTGAAAAGACATTAAAAGCGTATGCTACAAAAGATAAGATAGCATCTATCGTCACTAACGAACTTGGAGAAGTCACAACAAACTGGACAAAGGTAGCATACCTTTCAGACATTCCGCCTGATGAGAAGAAGGCGGACAAGATTATGCAGACGTGGGAGTTCCTTGAGCCTAATGTGGATGTGGTTCTATCTAGGAGCCCAAATACAAATTCTCCGTTCTCATATTGGAAGTGGGCAGGAGACAAAGAGGCCTTCAAGAGCATCGACCTATACTACAAGGAAGGTGCATGGCATGTTAGCCAGAACGGAGGTGAGTTCGTTTCAACGGAAGGAGACTTCACAAACAATGTTGTTGAAGTTGGCGGGTTCACTTTCATCGCCACAAACAGGGCTGAAGTAATGGTCGTGTATTCCGACCAGTTGGAGGATGTCGTTAGCGGGAAGCTTGACCAGTATGTCGCAAAGACTAATCTTGTTCCTCTAGCCGAGCAGATTACTGAAGATAGGCTTCAGACAATAAACGGCATAGCCGACACTTTGAGGGGGATCAAACAGGTTGTGAACGGGATAACGGGAATCCCTACAATGTCTTTTACCTTCTCTCCTCCTTCGCAGAACTTCAGATGTGAGATATTTGGAGCGGAGATGGTCGCTCCTGGCGACTCGGTTGAAGTAGACTGGGGGGACGGTAGCGATGGAGAGATTGTTTTACTTCCAACAAACCACGTGTATTCTGGGTTTGTGGATTCGACTGTGACGGTGACCGTGAAAGGATTTGTCAGGGGAATTCGCGGGATTGATGCTCGTCCATTCATATATTTGTACGACTTGGATGGAGGAGGATTCTCTCCTTCAAGTCTAACAAGAGTAAAAGTAGACTCTTCCATGCCACTTGAAATCATAGGAGAGGATGCCTTCTACGGATGCTCTGGACTTACTGGAGACCTTTCATTCCTTCCGTCTTCAATAACAAATCTAGGATATAGATGTTTTGCGGAATCCGGGATTTCTAGCTTGAATGGGATGCCGTTGGGTGTTTCTGAAATCACGACACGGGCATTCGCATTGGCAGGCGATCTTACTTCTCTCGTAGGTATGCCGCCAAGCATTACTACCATAGGGAGTTCAGCATTTGAAGCATCTGGTTTGACAACTCTTGATGGCATTTCGTCTTCCGTTTCGAAATTGAGCGAGTCTTCTTTCGCCTATTGCGAAAGACTGTCTGACATGATGGCTTTGTCTTCCACTAGGATTACTTACATTCCTTATAGATGTTTCGCAGGAACTGGTCTAACTAGTCTTGATGGTCTCCCTAACGGAATAACCGGTTTTGGGGCACAGGCTTTTTTGTCTAGCGGGTTGACTTCCTTGAGCGGTATCCCATCTTCATTGGAAAGAATTGATGAATCTTGTTTTCAGGACTGCGGTTCCTTGCAAAGTGCCGATATGAGTATGACAATCGTATCGGCTCTAGGACTCTCAGTTTTCGCTAATACGGAAAGCCTAGAATCAATAACGATTCCTTCATCGTTTATCGGAGGGGAAGACTTCCTAAAGTCTTCTGGCGGTAGCGGGACTCTTTCAGTAACAGTTATGGCTACTGACATATTTTCACTTACTAATACTTCTGGGTTCGCATGGGGATTTAGAAATGCCGATTCTCCACCAGGAAGTTCCGTCTTCATCGCCACGGACGGACAGCTCGTGTCTGATGGAAGCGGTGGCTGGACGGTAAACTTAACCAGCACCGCTTTTTCACTATCGGGGTTGGAGTCTGGGAGTCATACTATTACCCTTGGTGATATAGAGCCTACACAGGTCAATAGGGAATCCACTATTGGGAAGAGGAGTGCAAAGAGGGCTGCACCTAGCATAGCAACTGGAACATACCTAATAGACTGGGGCGACGGATCTCCTCTCGATTCGGAACGTTCTCACACCTACAACCTCTCCACGGACTCCGACATAACGATAAAGGTTCTCGGTGCATTGGATTCCATTAGCGGAGATTCAATGAGCCCATTTGTGACCGTTGACGGTAATCCAACCAACAAGTATTTGACGGCAGTTGACTTTGGAGGAGCGGTTGGTATCAAGAGACTTGGTACGGGAACATTCAGGAACAGCACAAATCTGACCTATACCAAAGTCAAAGGGTTGGGTTCAAGCCTTACTTCTCTTGGAGACGAATGCTTCGCCAATTGTTCTTCCATGAGCCTGGCAAATCACCTAATCGGCACAAGCATAACGGAACTCCCAGACGGCTGCTTTAGGGGAACAAAACTTGCTGGGATCGGATATGATTTCTATACCCGTCTGACTTCAATTGGTGCCAATTGCTTTAGGGACTGCACGAACCTTGTCTTGGCAACCTCTCTTTCTCCGTCCCTTACTACAATCGGCGAGAATGCCTTCTACGGATGTGTCAATCTTCGTGACGCAAACTTCATAACATCTACAGGTGTTAAGGAGATACCAAATGGGTGCTTCCAGAACTGCGCTAGCATAACCAATCTCCCTCCATTGGGAAGCATAAGCAGGATTGGAAACAATGCTTTCGCCAATTGCTCGAAACTAGTAGACTTCTCTCTCCCGAGAGGAATTTCAATTGGAGATAGGGCTTTCTACGGATGCGGAACAGACCCGGGCATTCCAGACAAGACGGATGAAGATGGATTCAAGTTCAAGCTGCTCTTCGATTGCGGAGAAATGACCTACGTAGAGGTTTCGCAGGCACTTGGCCTGCAGGACGGCGACGTTACCGACACGAGGACTGGAATAGACCCGACAATAACAAAGCTCCTTTGCAGCAACGGAGATTTACTCTTCAACAACGGCGAGCAGATAAGGCGATGGGAGGTTGTTCTCCCTGCCATAGAGTTCGAGTTGTCCCAGGTCACAAACGGCACGACCTTCATGGTTGGATCTACAAGGGCTTACGACGGCGCAAGCCTTGTGTGGAACTGGGGTGATGGATTTGTAGAAAGGTGGATCACAAAATCGCCTCCTAGACACACATACACAAATACAGTCCCTAGGAACTACGTTGTGAAAGTGAAGGGGCTTCTCCAAAGCATAAGTTCGACAAGTTCAGAAGCCGGTGCTTACATTAGACCAACTGGTTCCGTCGAAAACAATTTCCTAGTAGGATTCAAACTATCAGATGAAACTCCACTGCAGGCGATAGGCGGCCATTCATTCTCGAGATGTCCTAACTTGAAGAACATCAACACTCGCAATCTTCCTAGGGCAAGAGGAGCACCTGCTCAACCAGTGAAAAGGGACGTGAGCAAGACACGACTAGAAAACCTCTCGGCTTCAACGACGAGAGGTCTCGTCACATACGGAGAAGGGTGCTTCGCGAGGTCTGGAATAGATGACATGTCAGGGCTTCCGTCCGACCTGTCTCTTCTCCCTAGGTCTATATTTTCCTACAACACCAACCTCAATTCAATAGCCTCGCTCCCGAAAAACATCTTGGACGTTGAGGATGGGGCTTTCAGAGGAGACAAGAATATAATCAACCTGTATGGGTGGCCTATGCTTGTAGGGTATGTAAGCCCATACTGCTTTGCAGAGTGTTACGGGCTAAACTCCCTCTATGGAATAGAGGACGCTCCGATAACGACAGTAGGTGAAGGTGCTTTCTACGGATGCACAAACCTCACGAGCCTTTATGGCCTTCCAGCTTCTCTCGTGACAATCGGTGCTAATGCCTTTCAAGGAAGTGGCGTTTCTTCTTTAAGCGACATGCCTAATTCCGTCACGAACATCGGTGAGACTGCTTTTGCACAATGTCTCAACCTCTATACCACGGACGGAATCAGCACAAACATCTTGTCACTGCCAAAGATGGGCTTCCTCGGATGCACTAACATAAGGGAAATCGCCTCTCTACCAGAGAACCTATCTGACATTGGAGACATGTGCTTTATCCAGTTGCCTAACCTAACCAATGTCGTCTTTGGGGCTAACATCAAGAAGATAGGCATAGCGGCACTAGGTGGTTGCGGAGTGGACGTTGAGCCGCAAGCAGACATCGACGGGAACATGATTTCCTGCACAATATCCTTCCCGTCTCTTTCCATAGCGGAGATTAGAAGCCTATGGAGTACAAACTTTGCGACGACGCTTTCTTCCACGAAACTCGAGGGATGGAACGGATACATCGCCTACCAGAACGGTGAGTGGAGAGACAACGTAAACACCATAACATTCAGGGTGAACGTCAAGACTGGTTCTGAAGTATGTCTCGGGGCTATAGACATGGAAGCAGGGGCTAGATTTGGAATCAACTGGGGTGATGAAGGGACTTATGTAGATAGCGGAGACGGCTTTAGGCATGTGTATTCCAAGGCCGGCACTTACGACATATCTCTAATCGGCCGAATCTACGGTCTCTCGTCGAGCCTTCCTCCTCTCCCGTTCCTGTTCTCTACAAACTCCACTATATCGGTAACTGCAATGGAGGTCGGAAACAACGTAGGGCTGAACTACCTAGGAGAGTCCTGCTTTAGGGGATATTCAACATGGACGAACCTTCTTGACATGTCCGGCACGAAGATATGCACATTCGGACCGAACTGCTTTGAGGGATGCACTACTCTAAAAGACCTTTCTGGTATTCCTCTCGGCCTTTCAACAATATCTTCAAATGCTTTCAAGAACTGCTCTAGTCTAACAGACATTTCCGCACTTACCAATACTACGATTGCGGCTATTGGAGACTCCGCTTTTGAGAACTGCACCAGCCTCACTTCAATTGTTGGATGCGGAGGCTTCATCACCAACATTCCAAACAGATGCTTTAACAATTGCAGGCGCCTCACATCTCTAGAAGGGTTGTCGGGAAATCTTTCCCTTGTCGGCAGTGAGGCCTTTTCTTCTTGCTCTAGCCTGTCCAACATCGTTGCCTTGTCCAACACGGTGGTAAAGACAATCGGCGAGAAAGCATTTGCATTGTGCTCTTCTCTTGCTACCATTGAAGGGTTCCCAGAAACCTTGGAGAGCATTGGCGAACGATGCTTTATGGGATGCTCTTCTCTCAGCACGTTAGAAGGTTGGGGAGGCACTATATTTCAACTCCCATACGGGTGCTTTGAGGGATGCACGGCACTATACTCAATAACCAACCTTCCTTCATTTATAACGATAGGCGAAGAGTGCTTCAAAGGATGCACAAGCCTATCAAGCGGGAGAGGGTATTGGACTTCACAGGGATATGTAGCCAAAGAGACCTTTATGGGGTGTCCCGCACTTGAATCCCTGTCGTTTATCGACGACCAGTATGAGTCAATCAAGGTTGGTGCTTTCAACGGATGCTCTAACCTCACCACAGTAACACTTCCAACTTCACTGACTAATCTTGAATCACAGGCTTTTGCGAACTGTGTACGGATTTCCGACCTTGTAATCAACATTGGGAACATAACCATCGCAGACGATTCTTTGGCCAACATCGGCTCGAGCAATGTCGGCTTCGTCGATGAAGCAGGAAACACCATAAAGGCAACGGTGTGGATGAAGGCGTACACATGCGATGAGATACTGGCTATTCCTAACTTCCCATTCGGTGCCCCTACTACGACAACAAGGTTTGTCGGTAATGATGGATATGTGTTTGGGAACGGGAAGTACCGCGACGCACTTGAAATGGAACTGACAATTCTCGCTGGCGACAAATTCCGTCTTGGGAACCTTGTCACCAAAAGCGGGAATATGGTCGCGGTTGCATGGGGAGACGGAATTGGCACTAACAACATTTCATCTGGAACGGTCGAACATGTCTATGACAAGCCCGGAACATATACGATAAAGGTCTTTGGAGAGCTAGACAGAATCGCCGCTCCTGATTCCTCAAGTTCATTCATCGCCAAGTACAATGGTGCAACCCTTGTTGCAAACAACACGGCGGTAAAGAACGTTAGGGTTCCAGCATCTTCCAGCCTTACCGTAATCGGGGATTGTGCTTTCAACGGATGCTCCTCGATAACCAATGTAGCCGTTGCAAATGGGAAGCTGACAACAATATCAACACGGTCTTTCTGTGGGTGCAGCGGAATCGATACGTTCTCGCTTGACGAATCGCCTATAACGGAATTCGGAGATTACGCTTTCGCACAAACCATGTTCTTCTCCGATTTGGAATGGCTGCCAAAAACTCTAACAAGGATTGGGGCAGACTGCTTCAATGGATGCACTTCCCTTAATGACATCGGACGGGCAATGGAAGAGGGTGAGATTGTCTCTATAGGGGCTAGGGCTTTCGGCGGATGCTCGCAGATTGGTACTGATGCGGTAATGCAGTATTGGCCTACTAATGTAGTTGTTCTTGGAACGAACACGTTTGCATCGTGTTCCATGCTTTCGAGGCTCTACATACAAAACACTTGTACTGGCATCAGAGCCAATGCTCTAAATGGAATAGGAGCTAATGCAACCCCAGTGAAGGATGAGACGGGAAGAGAGTATAGGGCTTTCGTGTTCATCACACATAAGACTTGTGAAGAAGTTCGTTCGTCTGCTTTCTCTGGAACGGATAAGTCGGTATTCCCGTTTGGCGCAAGAACGGATACCAAGTTCATCTGCGCTGACGGATACATATCATACGAGAATCGGGCTTGGGTAAACCATCAATACGACATGTCAATAATGCTATCTGATGTTGATGCTGGTGCAACCGTTACTATTAGGAGCACGGTTCCAGCAAGCGGCGAGGCTATCACTTGGTCTTTCGGAGATGGTCATGTAATGGAGAATGTCACGGCATATCCAATCACCCATACTTATGCCTCCGCTTCTCCCTCTTACCAGATTTCAGCAATGGGGCATATCGACAGGATGCGCGGTTCTTCTGTATCCGATCCTTGGATAAGCGTGTCTAACGGTAAAGTGAAGTCTGTATCCATCAATGAGTCTTGTGCCGTCAAGGATGTAGGGAATTATTGCTTTAGTGGACTGTCTAATCTGGAGAGTGTTCACATCTACTCTCGCGCGGTTACTAACTTTGGAGATAGCGCATTCAGAGACTGCACTTCTCTAACCTCAATAAGATTTCCTCGAAACCGTTGGCCTTACACTTACCTGATAGGGGATTATGCCCTTATGGGTTGTACTTCTTTGAAGGAAGTAGACATTTCGTCTGGGAACTACATGTCCTCCAAGATTGGAACGTCCGCATTTTCAGGATGTACTTCTCTAGAAAAGATAAGAATAAGGATGTCGGGTGATGCTTTAACAATAGGGGAGAATGCCTTTCAGAACATAGGAACGGCGTCAACTGACAAGACCAACCAGTATGGGTTCCGTCATAAGGCAGAGGTATCCTTTGTCGGTAAATATGAAGCAGATGAACTTCGTACTATTTCTAGTTCCCTTTGGGGGGCGCCTTCTACAACGGTGTTCCCAACCCCTGACGGGTTTGTAGGGTACGACACTACTTGGAAGTCTTATGAATATGCCGTTACGGGAACTACCGATAACGGGTATAAATATTATCACTTCTACGATAACGGCGTGTTGTCTGGCAGACTTCCCGGCAGTCTTGTGTCTGTAAAGATAGGGAACATGGTGAATCTTTCAGAGATAGGTGAAGGGGCTTTTTGGGGCGAAGGACAACTCACTACGATAACGAGGTCAGGTGGTTCGCCGCTAAACATAACAAACATTGGGGAAAACGCATTCTGTGGGTGTGCCAGCCTATCCTCTGTTCCAACCTTTGGGGCGAACGTTGAACGCATCGAAGACGATGCTTTCAATGGGTGTGCAAGCCTGAAGATTGAATCACAAACTCCTTTCACTCAATGCAAGTATTTTGGGGAGAGGGCTTTCAAGAACTGCAAGTCGATGACATCTATTTCATGGATGAATCAAAACGCGGTTGTCAAGAGGGATTGTTTTCACGGGTGTGATACTTTGCAATCCGTATCAGGGTATCCTGCAGACGGAGATAGGAATGTTCCTGAAAAATGCTTTTATCGCTGTTTCTCTCTTCGGTCTCTAAATGGTCTTCCTTCGACAATAACTAACATTGATGATTTGGCCTTTTCAACCTGTACCAACCTACTTACATTGTCTGGGTTTCCAGATAGTTTGGTGAGCATCGGGAATACAGTATTTGGAGAAGTCTACGACAGCGAATATTTCTTATACGACAAAGAACACCACATAGGCATGGCGAATGCCAGGTATGATAGCGGGACAGTTATTCTTCCTTCTACATTGAAATCGGTTGGAGACCGAGCATTCTGTGGGTGGAATACTTACATATGCGAGAACATTACTTTTGACATGACGGGTGCTAAGCTAACACACTTCGGTATAACAAGCTTTGCCGGAGGGGCGAAATATGTCCAGAGTTCCATGTCGCTTAATGAACTTGATTCAGCTTATGACAACAGAGCCATTTCTTGCAATGCGCCGGACATTCTTGGAACAGATGGTATCTACAGCTGTGATAAATGGTATGACGGGTGGTTTTACTATTACAATTATAGAAAAAGAAGTCTGTCTAACTCTCCGTTATTAATTAGGATGGAAGGTTTACCACTCCCAGGGGCTGTGACCACTGACCCATTTCTTATATGCTCTGGATTCGGGAATGGAATTGTCTATAACTGGGGAGATGGGCATTGCGATAGCGGAAGAAAGATCCACAGTATCGGTGACATTAATCACGCGTGGAATCCCTATGTTGATCTATCCTTCTATGTGATAAATGAGTTTTCAGAGATTCCAAACCTTTCCAATGGCCCGGTGGTATCTTATAACGATATGGGGCCTTCTGACTCTCATAAGAACGAAAAAGTGAAATATGTCGTGGTAGGAGACTCGATAACACGTGTTGGGAACAATGCATTTGCAGGGATGCCTAGTTGTTCTGAAATTAGATTCAAAGGGTCTCTGCCTAGTTTTGGGGAAGGAGTATTTTCACTGCTAGGAGACTCGCTTGGAATGAAGCCTATAGCAGAAACCCCAATAAAGTGCAAAGCAATAGTGTACATTGAGAATGTGTCTTGCGACGAACTCTTGAGCACCGGAATACCAAGTGGCACTCCCTCTACCGTCGTGTTCTCTTGTATTGATGGATATGTGTATCATGATGGGAGTACATGGACAACGTTTATGGTGGTTGTATCCGCTACGGTGAGGTGGGCTGAAAAAGGGGATGATGATTCGTCTACTGTGTCGTATCCTTATTACGTTAAGTTCCCTACTTACATTAGCCGCGACAATTCTGGAACACTCTATCAGGCGTACATCACTGATTATATAGCAGAGGAGCATTTGAAAAGAGCCAACCTAAGTCCAGAGTTAAGAGGGACCGCAGGGTCGCAGATGACATATATCAATATACAGAAATGGCAATACGATTCCCTTAGGTCGGATGGGTATACAAACTATACTGGAGAACTTCAACAAGAGTTGAAATCCGAAGGGGAGAGAAGCACCGTATGGGTCGGCCCATTCCAGTTCGCACACAACGGATTTGGTGCCGTGTCAATCGACAATGGCCCAAAACAAAGAATAGAATCTGGTAAGAAGCTCCTGATAGGAGGAATTAACGGAGATGTCTCTGGCTATGTAGACCACTCGTTGAAAATATACGGAAGTGTGGAAAGGATTGAAGGGTTCATCAACCAGAACAATTCTCCCGACGGAATGCCTCCGTTGGTGACCGCTCTAGACCTTTCAGGAAGCTCTTATTTAAGGTACATCAACTCATTCGCAAGTGTCTCGGCAAATCCAAAAGACTGCAAGATACCAAACACGGTAGAAGGATTCGGTGAAAGGTGCTTTGCAAACAGGATCGACATAACAACCCTCACTTGGCTGCCAACCTCACTAACGGATCTCCCGACAGAATGCTTTGCTGGATGCAAGAACCTCGCAAACCTTTATGGAATTGAGAGATGCACAAAGCTCAAATCTATCGGAAGCCGGTGCTTTATGGACTGCACATCTCTTGCTGGAGATCTTTCGGACCAGAAAGAGAACAAGGGATGCTTCCCGAATTCTGTGACAACCATATATCCCAACCCATTCCATAATGTGTGCTATGGAAGTGCAGACAGAGAGTTCTCCGTATGCATGAGAGGTAAGACGATAGACCAGATACTTGGAATCGACAACGTAAGGTGGTCTGCTAACCAAGCTAACGTCGGGGCCAGCAACGGGAGCGTGGGCCGTCTAAAATGGTATGGTACAGACGGGTACATCAAGGATGTGAAGCAGCAGGATAGCGTTTCCGATTGGCAGAAGGTAAAGCAGAATACTGGGCTGTGAAGAAGTCCAATAGGCAATTAATGAAGAACATAAGGAGAATATAAGATGTTCAACAGAATTGTTTCGATTTTCGTCATGGCGGTGGTTCTTTGTATGGGGACATATTCGGATGCTGTCCCTATAGACCTTGGAAGCATTAGGGTGAACACTCCGATGTACACTGCTGAGGGGATTGACAATTTAGTGTCAAATGTGGTGGCCGGAATAGAGAGGGACAATATTACGGACGGCACGAACACGATTGACGCGGCACGGAACGTGTATAGGATTGTAGGAGTTGGAGATGAGTGGGAACTAGTTTCTGGGAGAGGTGTATCAGGCGACCCATTCTGGCTAGTCTCTTCTGACAAGGAAGGATGGTATGTTCCGACCGCCGATGAAACTGGTATGCTGTTATTGTCTGGTGATTTCAATGCTATAGAATTATCTGGCGTAGTACAAGTCGAATCCAACGATGACACGGCAGGCGTGACGCGCTTAATAGTGTCTACAAACACGTGGAGGAGAACTAATACAGGATTCCAACTCATAGGCAGGCTCGCTCTTACGAACGACGTGCAAAATGCATTCCAACTTTCCACGAACGCCGCGAACAACATGATCACGTCAGCGACGAACGGGCTCGCCTCGTCCGCGTCCGTCGACGCGAAGGTCGCCGCCGCAACCAACGAGCTCGAAGGAGTCGGCACGGGTCGTCAGATCATCAGAGGAAGCAACCAATACGGACCGTGGGACATCACTGTTTTTAACGCGCAGACTGCGCAGATGGCGCAAGGCGACTCGGACGGACGATCGATCATAGACACCTACGCCGAGAAGAGTGAAGTGAAAGACCTGCACGACCAGGTGAACTCGCTCGGCGACCACTACAACGAGCTATCAGGATCAGTCTCTGGTCTGGATGGCACCATCGGAACCCACATCCGAGACACGAAGAACCCGCACAAGGTGACGGCGGCGCAGGTCGGGGCCTACACCAGGGCGGAGGTTGACTCGAAGATCGAAAGTGCCGTGATGCCCACAGATCCGACGTTCTCAAACGCCGTCCTCGCCGTCGGCCTGAACATCGACACGGACTCCGTAGCCGTCCTGAACGAGATCGCCGAAACGTTCGGCGGCTTCCCAATCGAGGGAACTGCTACAACCGTCGGAGGCATCCTTGCCGCGCTTGCCGCCGCCGTCGCGTGGCTAAGGAGGAACAAGGCGGACAAGGCGACGACGCTCGCGGGCTACGGAATCACGGACGCTGCGACGAAGGTATCCCTCGCGCCCGAATACTCGCCCTCATCCGCGTACTCCGTCGGCGAGTTCGTCTACCACGACGGCAACATCTACCAGTGTAGGACGGCGATTGCGGACGGCGGCGAGGAGTGGAACGCGGCGCATTGGGAGCTTCGGAAACTGGATGACTTTTTCACAGAGTCGAATAGTTTGTTGATTGGCACAATAAAGGCCAATGCCTGGGGCGACGATGAGAAGATGCGGGCCGTCTTCATCACGTTTGCCCGCATGGATGATTTTACGACGGTCTCAGACGAATCAGACTCTTTTGACATTGCAATAACCAAACTTTCACAACTTCTCGGCGAGGATGTCGCCGCTTAAATAAGGAGCAACAATAATGGCACTCACACCTGAAGAGCAGAGCAAGGCCGCGAAGATAGCGGCGGCGGCTGACAAGTTCATCCTAGCCAAGAACGGCATCAAGGCGAATCTCAACACATATGGCGTCGCGTGTGGCGACGATGTTCCGTTCGCTGACTATCCCGGCAAGGTCGCAGACCTCGGACGCAGGACGATTCCGTCGAGCAATGAGGCGGTCGTGACGGTCTATCTCAACCCGTCCGGCGCGGACTACTGGCTTCCCGAGTCACAGGCGGAGCGCGAGGCGTTGCTGGCGGGCGCGAAGGCGATACTCAAGGTGGATGGCATTCAGGATGCCTACGAAGCCGCCTTGACGAAGCTCGAAGGAGAGGAACTGACGTTCCGCTTTACGCTTCCGGGTTCCGCCCGTGCGCTTCTTACGTTCTCGTTTGGGACGGCACAGGCGCTTGTCGCCAAGCAGACAGTCCACGTCAGGGGTGGTTCGACCGCGACCGTGACGTGCACCACCTATGAGAACGCGGTCATGAAACGGTATGCATTCGGACGTGCGCAGATCTGGAACGGCCAGGACAACAACCCGAACGACACGTGGACGATTCTCCGCGAATACGAACAGGATGGCACCTATACCGACCGCATCGGCTACTACGACGATACGGATTCGTCCAATCCTGTTTTCGTCTCGCAGACTGGAATCAAGCTCGCCCTGAAGAACGGCGGCGATACGGCGGAAGACCCCGTGAGTGAGGTCATCATCGAGAACCCGGACGGGACACCGCTCGAAAACAAGTTCAAGTGCCTCCGCGACATCCGAATCGTGACCATCACCTGCGGCGTCGCGCAGACTTTCGTCCGCTTCCCGAAATGCTACACGAAGCGTGAGAAAACAACAATCACGATTGAACACAGGGCGAACGGCGTCCACACCTACGACGAGACGAAGACCGTAATCGTCAACTGGATCGCGGACGATCCGCTCGACGGATTCCACCTCCACGGCGCGTTCGTCCGCTCGGTGCGCGGCGGAGCGGACGTGGAGCTCGACCAGATCTTCATCGGACGGTACAAGGTCAATTCGTCCTACAACACGGTAACGGGCGCGGACGGATTCGGAACGACGCGGGCGAACTTCTGCTCGAACATCAAGGCGAAGAACGGAACGCAGCTCACCTACACGGACGAGTACGGTATATCCCACACCTACGCCGCGAACGCCGACGAGCGCCGCTGGGCGATGATCGGCTACCGCGAGCAGTCGCTTCTGACGCTCTACGCGCTGATGTGGTTCGGCGTCGACACGCAGAACGGCATCCACGGCTCGGACGGTCTTCGCGGCATCTGCACGAACGCCGCGCCAGATCCCGGACAGCAGAAGACCGGCGCGACGGACCACCTCGTCGCAAAGGGAATCATGATTGGCGGAAACGACAACAACAACGAGCGCAAACCGACAATCTTCCTCGGAATCGAAAATCCATTTTCGTCGCAGGAAGGCACGATGATGGCCGACGTGACGAGTCTGGCGTTCCGCGCGGGAGAAGGAAACACGGTCCCTGTGAACGAACTCCTCATCTGCCTCGACCGCAACGACTACAATCCAGGAAGCAACGCAAAGGACGCACTGCTTGCGGCCGGCTATCACGAACTACAGGTCGAATATCCAGCAGAAACGCCGCTCGAATGGGATTCCTCGACGGCCTACGCGAAAGGTGCTATCGTCATGTACCAGACGCGCCAGTTCCGTGCGGTCGCGGAGAATACGAACAAGCGGCCGGTCACATCGAGCAACAGCATCGACACGGCGAATTGGCAGCCGCTCGCCGTCTATCTCGCCGACAACACGCGGCAGGCGGATCTGACGGCTCCGATCGAGCGCGACCTCTACTTCCCGACACAGGCGAAGACCGACGAGAACATCACGGTCGCATCGGTTGACAATCACTGGGCGAACAGCGTTCCGGGTGTCGGCACGACGACCGAAAGCTGGCTCATGGTCGCCCTCGGGTTCTACCGCAACTATGGCTCGTACTTTGGCGCGTTCTCCTTGAGCGCGCTCTATGCGCTGGGCAGTTCCAACGGCGACTACTGGTGGTCGCGCGCCTCCCTACAGCTTGTTTGAGCGACGAGCGATGAGCGAGGAGCGTGGAACACAAAGAAAGGTTTAGCAAAAAACATAAGGGATAAACGTCCGTACATGACAGGAGAAAGCATGGTCGCCCTCGGGAACAACCGCAACAATGGCTCGAACTTGGGCGCGTTCTACTTGAACGCGAACAATGCGCTGGGCAATTCCAACGGCAACAACTGGTGGTCGCGCGCCTCATCCGCATTGAAGCAGGAACTTTTCAACTTCCCTTCTCCGTCTCAACTTTGCGACACCACTCAAGGCGCACGGACAGCCGCATCGACAGGGCGGCGTTTCGCCATCGGCGAAGGCGCGGTGAAACACCTGCATAACAGCGCAGTTAGTAGGACCGGAACCGGCTTCGAGGACTGTGAGCGGGAAAGGAGGCATCATGCCGCATAGGGTCGGACACCTATTCGAGAAAATCGCCACGCGCGAGAATGTCGTCGGTGCATGGGAGGACTACAACCGCAATCGTCCAATATCCCGTCGCCGTGAAATCGACGACGCGGAGGTCGACTCGATTCTTTCGGAACTCTCGTCGTGGACGTTTGATTTCGGAAAGCCACGTGAGAAGGACATCTGGGAGTGCGGTAAGGTACGGCACTTGAAGATTCCGTCGTTCCGCTCGGCAATCGCGCAGTATGCGGTCTTTCGCGTCATCAACCCGATCATAGACAACCGTCTCCCGGAAATGAGCATGTCGTCTCGCAGGGGGCGCGGCGGACATCTTCTTGCGAAGAAGGTCAACCGAAAGATCAGGACAGACAGAAAAGGCTCCGCATTCGCCCTTTACTTCGACATCCGCAAGTTCTACGACCACATTCGGATTGACGACGCGATTTCCGCGCTTTCGCGAATAGTGAAGGATGAAAAGGTCATTTCTCTTGTCACGCAGATGTTCGCGCCTTGTGGAAACGGACTACCGATAGGGTATGTCGGTGCGCACATGCTCGCAAACCTCGTAGGCGCGGAGATATTCAGGCGGCTCCGTCAGTTCAAGGGCGTCACATACGGATGCGTCTACATGGACAACTTCCATTTCTTCGCACGTTCTCGCGCGCCGCTTCATCGCCTCCAGAATTTCGCCGTGAAAGTTCTTGCTGAATACGGGATGGAGATGAAACCGGACTGGCAGATATTCCCTGTTTGGGATAGAGGCGTTAGAATAGCCGGAATCGTCGTGAAGCCGCGCGGAACAAACGGGCTTTATCACCGTACGTTCCGCAGGATGATGGCTGCGATCAACAGGGCGTTCAATCGCCCGAACAACAAGAGCCTCAATTCGGCAATGTCCTATCTTGGCTGGCTTATGGCAACTGGAAGGACGCGGATGATCTGTGACAGAATCAAAAAGGAGAAGATGAAATGCACATTCACACTCATACGGAAACTCGCCCTGACGAACTGAGCGTCGTCGTCATCGACGGCATGATCGTGGACGCCGCGTGGACGGTTTCGTCCGTGAACAAGGACGGCGGCTGGGACAACGAGATATCGAACGTTGGAAACGTGTCGATTCCGGCAAGTTCCGATGAGGCGACGCGACTCCTCATGAAGTGCCGCTACCCGCGTCCTGACAAGGAGTGCGTCATCATGCGCAAGCCGACGGATGACCCGGAGCGCATTGAACACGAGACGTTCTACAAGATGGTCTCGGAGCATGTCGCCACACTCGGGCTGGATTAAAAACTGCGTCAAGTACCCACAGCCCTTGCGAACACATCCTTCTCGTGACTGCGTTCTGCAGTCCTCTTGGCTTGTGTACTCGGGCGAAACTGTTTCCACTCGTTTCCCGACGAGCGGTGCCTTGTAGGTTAGAATCCTTCGCAACTCGAAGAACGGAACTTGCGACAGCGCGTTGTTGTGACGCTTGCGTTTGTGTCCGTCTTTCGTCGTTGCAGTCGTACTTTTGATTTTCGACAAGTCCTCCATCACAATGACAGAACCGTAGTGCCTCAATATCTCGTTTGCAACCCTATGGCAGAAGTCCTTGCACATGTTCATCTCGCGGCGGCGGATCGCATTCAGCTTCCGCATTGCCGAGTGGGACTTCCTCTTGTGCCGCCTGAATTCGGACTTGTTGTGTCTTATCCTTCTACGCCTTGAAAGATACTCCTTGTCCACTATCGCCGTGCCGTCCGACAAGGTTGCAATTCTCTTCATGCCCAAATCCACCCCGAGGTAGGATTCGGCAAGGGGTGTCGTGTCCAGGGCAAGGAACGGAATGCAGGCATAGAACGTGTCGCTCCTCTCGTCGTACTGGAGAACTGGATCGCACATTCTGTACTTCGCCGCCATCTCGTCGAACTTCGGGTAGCGGACAAACATCACTTCCGTACGCCTGTTCCTGTCGCCCGTGGAAATGCGAAATGATTCCCTCGTCATTCCAGAGTAAAGCCGCTTGTCAAGCCCGATGGACGGATTCTTCATCTCAAGAGGCTTTTCTAATTCGGCTTTGTTTCCCCTAACAGTCCTGTAGTTTGCGAGAATCAGCTGGTTGACCTTGATGCACATCTGCGCTGGAAGGGACGGAAACAAATTCCGCTCTTCTCTGTATAGCCGCTTGTGGAATGGCTTGATGCCGAGTGCAATCTTCTCGTAAAAGACAACCTTCGATGCAAAATTGTAGCAGTCTCGCACAAGACACATACGCTTTACCCAAAAGGTTCTCACCTCTTTGGATTCAAAAAGCAACTTTGTCTTGTACGTTAGCATCGTGTCTTTCTCTCACTACAAAATATATCATACCACAAACCTTCCTCTAAACGCAAGTGCGTATTTCATTACATAATGACTGCTGTGTGCAATTCCTCCCAAAGCTAAAGCATTGGGTTTCCTTGCACATTTACTATGAACTTTGACGAAGAGCCGAGGAGGTAAACTAATGTGCGACCGTGAATCATTCGCGAAGATCCGTAATGAAATCATGGAACTGCAGAAGGCGGAGAATGTTCAGAGAGAGCTGCTAAATTCACTCTTTCGCACTACCAACCAGTCTTGGCGAGAAGCGCGGCGCGGCTGAATGGAGTCATGCCAGCCACAAACATCGGCCTCGTGGCTGTTGGAAACATGGCTGCATTGAAAGCATATTAGGATTCGATTGCCATTCGCAAGCCACCAGAGGTATAACAACCAAAACACATGCCTATAAGTCATGTGACTTGTTGTTATACAGTCCGCCTATGGTCTGACAACCGCAAGCGCAACGGTAGCGAATACGTCCGAATAGCGGATTCGCGGAAGGATGATTGTGTGGAGAGAGGGGCGGAAAATTCGGAAGCCGTCCCTCTTTCCTTTTGTGGCATGGGATAGAAAGGCTTTCTTATGTTTGCGCACTGTCCAACCGATGCGGTGATACCGTCTCTCACGTTCACCAAGACCGAACTGGTCTATGTCCTGTCAACTCTCCTTACGGAAGTGGCAGACACCGATAACTCAACTAGGATTGAACTTGTAGAGATAAGGCACTACCTGAACCAGATACAGGACAGAGTAGCCCTGGCATTGGCTGACGGCACTATAGGACGGGCTATGTCGCATTGCTATGAGAAACCGATAGGTGATACCAAAAAGCAAGAGAAGAAGCCAGAAGTGCCTTCTATGGATGATTTGAAGAGAAGATTCCCAACCCTATCGGAAGATGAGATACGGGAAGTTCTGGACAAGGCTAGGGAAGAGCAGAAGAGGAAGGAGGAAGAGGAGAGAAAGAACGCTCCTCCTCCACCTCCTTCTTTCATAGCCAAGCCTATAAAGGAAGAGCAAAAAGAACCTATCATGCAGCCTATCCTAACTCCACAAGAGAAGAAGAACATGGAAAATTCAAAGAAGTTCGCACAGCTGCTAGGGGCATTTTAGGAAATCTATTCTCATGTCAACCCATCTTGAAACCCACATTCCGAATGTGGTATAATGTCCGCCGTCAATGGGAAAAATAGGAGGAAGACGATGACATTCGACAGCAGCAACAGAGAGATGTTGGAAAACCAAACCACAAATGGCTCTCTTGATGATGAGATTCGGCTTGCGATGGGTCAAGGGTGCATTCGACCTGCCCGTGTCTACGACATGGTTGATGAGGTCCTTGACCGCCTCAAGAAGCAAGACGAGCTCCTTAATAGGGTTCATGCCTATCTAGGCGAACTCATAAAGGATAGTCTAGTAGAAGATACTCCCCGTGCAAGCGACCTGGCAGACGATGTGTGGGATGCAATCCATAGGGGTGATTCAAAGTGGAGAGAACTCCATGTGTTGCCTGAAAGGAGCAAGTAAGCCATGTCCAAATTCAGTCGATATGCAAACAACGCCAGTCTGCTGGTCGAGCTCATTGCAGCGGCATATCTATTATATAAAATAGCCGACTATTTCTGGCTCTCAAGTGACACGGACGGAAGTTCTGATCGCTCCGAACAGGAAAACTATATGCTCGACAAGGACTCGGACTCCTGGATTCGCGTAGATGCTATTGACGTCAAGAATCCCCGTTACGGCGGGAAGTGCTACGCCGTTGGCATCGGCAAGGTATACGATGTAGGTTATGCCACAATAGACGGGAAGCCAGTGCGGATACTCGAGCGATGAGACGGTCATAAGTACATTTCAAACCTCGATAACGGATTTAGAAAGTTTTGTAGAAATGTTTGATGGTTTGACACCGGTTGTCGTCTATGTGTTCGCTTTTATTCTTGGCTTCTCTACTGGTCTTGCATTTTGCGTAGTCTACATCGAGAAGACAATATGCAGGAGATGCATTAGAACAATCGTGGCGTTTGGTTTCCATTCAGACGGTAAGGAATATGTTGCCGTAGAGAAGGACAAAGTTGAGGAAAGAGGTTCTTCGCCTAAATCGTAAGAATGAATACAAGAAGGCTTTGTGAGGCCTCTTACACGAAGACTAGAAAGAGAGTTTGAACAATGGACGACGAGAAGAAATTAGAAGAGTACCCCGTATACGGTGACTGCAACACATGCGAGCATCAGAATGAGGTGTGTACCGACTGCATGATACGCAATACTGCGGGTGAGTGGGTACACAACCTCTATTCGCCGAAGCCAGGTGTGTACACACTGCCGAACCAGAGACAAATCTAATTCAGAGCTGTTGACAATGACGTCCATTCTTTAACATGAGGACTCTAGTGTGAACAGACTCCACGAAAAGGTTAGATATCTTAGGAAGAGACTAGAAGACGCCGAGAAGGTCATTCATACTATCGGGTTTTCGTCTGGAAGGCTTGATGTTTGCGGCGGTAGTGAAGCCTCGCTCTTGACCCTCTGCAAAGACGTTAGGACGCAGTTGGCCATGGCCGCTGGGAACTATTGGGAAAAATACGGAGATAATCCTCTACCCCCAGTTGAAAGCCAGCCGTAGGATGTGGTACAATGTTTTCCGTCAACGGCAGACAAGGACAACGAACGATGGAAAAACTAGAAGACATAACACATTCCATGAGGCAATGGGTTGAGCGGATTGGCCCTATCCCAAGCCATGAGATTGTTGCCAGTGTATTCGACTGGGCTAGGCGGATTGAGGCTTGCAAGAACGAAGTGAAGCCTTGCATTAATGCGGCCAGGTTGCGTCAGGCTCTCATTGCCATAGCCTATAACCTAAATAGCTTTCAGCAGAACACTAACCACATAAAGTGGAAGAATGGAATGCTGATGCAGTGTTCCGCAATCAAGAGCATCGCTGAAACCGCACTTGAGAAGCCATGTAGGAATGTAGATAGGGCGGAGTGCGATACTATAGACCATGCCTCTGCTGTGTTTGCGAGAGAGACTGGACACCAGATGCCAGATAACCCTTCGGATGCTGGAATGATTCGTTGGATGAATGATTTTAGCAAGTGGCTCTTCGAGGTTAGAACATGAGAAACAAAAGACCGACGCTCATAGACACATTCAATGCCTCTTGGCCTCCATATGGAATCGCCAGTACTGGCATATCAATAGGAATTCATCTGAAAGCCGGAGACGGATGGTGTGTAGCGATTTATTCCGTACTATGTCTCCTCTGCATCGGCGTTACGATGACTAGGATTCTGGAGAAGGATGAGTCTGACTAATGAATCGCATTGAGCGGAAGGTTCAATTTGTCATTGCCGTCATGCACACAAAATGGCTTGCGGGCGGTAGTCACCGACAGCACGGCGTCATTCGTAAAGTGAAACGTAAGGATAAGAAAAATGAAGAAGACATTGTTTAACTACGCACTCGTCATCGCATCGGCTTTGTGCCTCTCTGGATGCGAAGAACAAACCTATTCTGCACAAGCACAATATGCACAAGCACAATATGCACAAGCACAATATGCACAAGCACAATATGCACCAGCACAATCAAAGGTAAAGTGTTACAAACCAACCGGTGACGTACGATATATTCAATCGAGATCGAAGGACACGTCTACATCATATTTGACGGCCATCGAAAAGGCTGAATCATACATAGCGAGAGCTGCCCGTGCAAGAAGGAGAAAATGAAATGAGGAACAGAGATAAGTACCAACTCACGAATGATGCCATCGAGGCATGGGACAAATACCACTACGGCGGAGGAGATATGCCGTTCGACAAATGGCTCAAATGCGAGTTTGAAGATCAGAGCGAGCCCACTCTGCAGGAGGCGGCGGAGGGCTTGATTAATGTGTGGGAAGTTCACGGGTCAAGGCACCCGTATATCTTAAAAAAAATGCTTGATCTCTCCGATGCTGTCGAGCGCGAGAAGAAGAAGACTGTCCGAAACTTTGACAGGTATAAGACGGCGCATGAGGCGTTCGCTGAATTAAATAAATTTTGCGATAAAACCACATGCTTTAAGTGTCGATTTCGCAAACACGAAGGAATGGGGTGTATGTTTGCATGGCTCTACTCCGATGCTAAAAAGGAGGTTTCGAAATGAAGAACATCGAGAAGTACCATTATACCCAGGAAGCGCTAGATGTGTACAATAGCCTCTCCCTCAATAATGTGCCGTTCAACGAATGGCTTCAAAGCGAGGTCGAAGGGATGGGCGAGGATACACTTCTGGAGGCTTCGGAACGGGTTCTTAAAGTTTACTTTCCTGACCATCGAGAACACGGAGTCGTAGATTATTTCCGCGATGCAATCGCACGTGAGAAGGCAAAGCCATTTCGAAACTGCGACAAGTACAGGACAAAAGATGAGGCACTTATGGCATTCAAAAAAATGTGCTGCGGCACAGGATGCAGGCGTTGCCGCTTCAGAGATTGCGGTACAGAAGATGCCTGTAGGCTTGCATGGCTCTATGACGAGTCGGAGAAGGATGAGGCGAAATGAGCGTCGAGAGCAAAGAGACGGTCGCTGACATTGTGGCCGAGATGCGAGGCCCATACTACAAGATGGGTAGAAGCAATGCATCATTAGACAAGGACATGATGGCCTATATGTCTTTCATGGCAAATCGCATTGAGGCGGCATACAAAGACATGGTTGAATGCTTGAACGGGGGCATCATCGAACGAGACCAGTACATCGCAGAGCTTACAAAGAAGAACGCCAGACTCGAAGCCGTGCTGAAGCCAGTGCTCGAAGCGAAGCGGGAAGACTGCGACTGTGGATCTGAGTGGTCTATAATGTGTATGAACAGGGTGAATGAGGCTCAGCATATCTACAAGGAAAACAGAGAGGGCTAGGTGAAGTGATGATGGACGAGAACGAGAGAAGAGATGCCGAGTTGCTGCGCGACCGTCTAAGGAAAATTCTTCCAGAGCTGAAACTCGCATATGAGTACACGAAAAAGCTCTTTGACCAATACAA